AGGTGGTATGCCGGGGAAATACATGGCTACTTCAGACCATCCCTAGGTGCTTAATGCTCGGATCTCTCACGAAAAAAAGGATATCGATTTACCAACAAATAAAACCGAATCAAGGGACAGTTGCCGCACGGAAGCCCAGCTAGTAAAGGCCATAAAAACGTAGTTAGCGGATCTGCTCCCTCGAATATGAGGCTGCTCCTATGTATGAACCCGACAGCTACAACGTTTTTGCAAAAATTTTTTATCGGCCCATTGACGCAGCTATACGCTGGTGCAATCTCATGGCTCATGAAACCCAAATACTAGAATCGGCTTGGGACTGTCCTGCGCTCCTGTCAAAATACTTCCCCCAATGGCCGTGCCTACAGGCAAATACCGAAAAAATTATAGATGCCATTCGCCATGGCGACCTGGCCTATGGCTGCTTCGGCGTGTCGGTCACGATTGGCACGCCCATCGATTGCAGTCAGATAACTATCCGCCATACTGACCTCAGAGTTTGGATGGCGCGCTACTACCCTGACCAAAGACCAAGCTTTCTTTTCGAACAGTCCTTCAACCAACAAGGAGCTATCAGCCCTGGCACCTATCTGGCCTTACAAGCCGACCGAGATGCAATGCAATTGCGGATAAAAAATATAGAAGCGTCTTATCAACAACTACTCGATGAGCTTGAGGCAATGGGGTTGGAAAGAGAAAATATCCATCAGTTACTAAAGTCCAACAGTAAACTCAGTGACCGCAGTGAAATCGGCTACCTGAAAGTCATAGGGGCGTTGCTTGAACTAATCTTAGGACACTCGCCATCAGGTAAACCGCACTCAGTATTTGATAGTCAATCCTCCATCGTCAATTCCATCTCAGCTCATCGCAAAGACGATCCTGGCCTGAGCAAACGCACGCTGGATGCAAAGTTCGCCGCAGCCAATCGCATACTCAAAAAAGGTATCTGAGTGGAGCAATTGCACTGCAATACCTCTGATTGCAGTGCAATGACTCTCCCCCACTTCTGCTATTCAATTCAGGTCACTTCCCACCACGCGCCAATCGGCGCCAGGAGTGACCAGCATGTCCAGCCAATCCTTACCCATCGTTGAAGCACCTCAACTGCAGGTAGAACGCCACATCATGCGACGTGACGAGGTGGAGCGAAAAACCGGCTTCAAACGCGCGCACATCTACAACCTGATGAAGGAAGGTAAATTCCCTCAGGCTAAACGCATTGGATTGCGGGCAGTCGGTTGGGACTCGCTAGAAATCGAGCAGTGGGTCGTTGAACGCTTAGGCAAACAGGCCTGATGCCATGCGTGTGGTATCGGTGGTTTCCACCAAAGGCGGGGTGGGCAAAACCACAGTAGCCGCCAATCTCGGCGGCCTACTGGCTGACGCAGGCCTACGCGTCCTGCTACTGGATCTGGATAGCCAACCCACCTTCTCCAGCTATTACGCCTTGAGCCAGAAGGCTGATGTCGGTGCGTACGAGTTCATCGCACTCAACCTAGCTATGCCTGCCCAGATTATTTCCAGGACAGTGATTGCAGGGCTCGATCTGATCGTCTCCAACGACGATCAAGGTCGACTGAGTACCTTGCTGCTGCACGCCCCTGACGGGCGATTACGCCTACGCAATCTGCTCGACAACTTCCGCGCCCGTTACGACCTGCTTTTGATCGACACCCAAGGTGCGCGTAGCGTGCTGCTGGAGATGGCCATCCTGGCCTCCGACCTTGCCCTCTCTCCCATCACCCCGGAAATGCTCGCCGCCCGCGAACTGCAGCGTGGCACCTTGAAGCTACTCAGCGAACTCGAACCTTTCCGCCACCTGGGCATTCCACCCCCACCCTTACGACTGCTCCTGAACCAGGTGAATGCCATTCGAGTGGACACCCGGATGATCATCCGTGGCCTGCGCGAGACCTTCGCAGGGGCTAACAACATCTCGGTTCTAGACACCGCAATTCCGGAGCGAGTGGCGTACCTCAACGCCGCCTCCCTTGGCCTACCGGTCCACCGAGTCGAGACACGCCAGTCACGGGAACGACGCTCGCCATCCGCGATGGAAACCATGCAAGCGCTGGCCATCGAGTTGTTTCCGGAATGGCGCGAAGCGATTTCTAGGGTGGGCAGGTGCACGGAGGTTAAATGACACCATTCACCATGCCGGCACTTCTCGCCCAATCATTGTGTTTGCTCGACCTTATAGCCAACAGCGTTTGGCAAGGAGTCTTCTGATGTTGGATCAACTTCCCATCATCGCTCCACCATTCACTCGACCACACCACCCATCTGGCGATGAATACTGCACTGTCGTCTTTCGCCTGCAGGGTGGACGCTCGGCCATGGGTTGGCTCCTCGCAGAGCTTTCCAGACATTTCGAAGGTTCGGGGACTGCCAAGATCGTCAAGTTCGAGGTCGGTGACCATTTGCGTAACCGGCGTTAACTGAGGTTGTTCCGATGAAGAAGCTCAGTCAGGCGCAGATCACCGACAAGCTGCACCAGGACCACTTCCCTCGAGGTCCAGAACTGGAGCGGCTATCCGATCCACTTACTGACACGCCTATGCTGGTCACTCTGGAGCAGTTGCGGCCCTACGAACACAACCCTCGATTCATTCGTAATCCGCTGTATGACGATATCAAGGCTTCGATCCGTGAACGCGGGCTGGATCAACCACCGCCGATTACCCGTCGCCCGGGAGAAACCTATTTCATCATCCGCAACGGCGGTAATACGCGCTTGGCGATTCTCGGCGAGCTGTGGCAGGAAACTCGCGACGAGCGTTTCTTTCGGATTCACTGCCTGTTCCGACCTTGGAGCAATGAAACCAACGCCCTACTCGGCCATTTGGCGGAAAGCGATCTGCACGGCCAACTCACGTTCATCGAACGGGCTCTGGCGGTAGCCAAACTCAAAACCATGCTTGAATCGGATGGCCCACAGCTCTCACAACGGGAGCTGGCTCGACGTCTTGCCGCTGGGGGCTATCCGATTTCACAGTCGCACATCAGCCGGATGCTGGACACCCTCGAACACTTATTACCCGCCATTCCACAAACTCTGTATGCCGGGTTGGGTAAGCCTCAGATAGAGCGTCTGATCGGTCTACGTAGTCAGGCTGAGCGAATCTGGAACCGTTATCCAACTGCCACAGTTGCATTTGCAGAGTTCTGGCTGGAATCCATGGGTTACTTCGATTGCGATCCTGAATCCTTTGATCTTGAGAAGATCCAGGATGAATTACTCGAACGCATGAGCCGCTTGCTCGGACAGTCCTACCGTATGCTGGCCCTGGAGCTGAGCGATACCCAACGGGTCGTATCCACGCCTGGGGCTGTCACTACCAGGCCCTCAGAGAACATCTATTCGCCAAGCGAACATGAAGCCGCGGCAGAACCGCCCTCCTCCGACACTGAATCACAATCAACCCAGGTCGAGAGCAGGATAGAGTCAGTTTCAGAAGAACTGCTCGCAGAACCCGAAACAAATGTTTCACCAGCGGTCAATCCTCGATCACGCGTTCAACAGATTCGTGAGCAAATCGATCGCGAGATAGCCACCAAAGCGACGTCTCCAGTCGAAACCTGCCCAATCGACGACCTCTGGACGATCACACCAACGCTGGATACACCCGAACAACTGCGTTTAGCCATTGCCGGACTGGCGCGAGAAATGGCGGCCTATGCCGGATACCCCGAGAGCATCATCGGTCAGCCGCTTGGCTTGGGCTTCGCCCTGAACATCGAGCGAGTTGATCTTGCAGCGCCTCACGCAACCGGCGTTCACCTACTGCTCATGGCCCTGCTGCGCGCTCAAGACGACGTCAACTGGGAAGATCGTAAGCAACTGCCGTCAGCGCTGTTCGGCCAATTGTTGCTGGGGATCTATCAACTCCCGCTCACAAATCGTCCCGCCGTGGACGTGGGACTGGAGCGGCTGCCCGACAGGCTGTTAATCAAACTGTATCGCCTGATCCGCCTGGCCCGGCGTCTGATCGACTTAACGATTCCCCCTGAAGATAGCTCACCGAAGGAGCTGCCATGAACCTGTCCTTCAATGTGCTCAACCAGGCCATGCTGACCCAGATACTGCATGAGCTGCGCCAGGGTAACCTGCAGCGCTGCAAGGCACTCGGACTGGGTGAGGACGACATCTACCTGTTGCAATCCTTACCGCCCACTACGTTGTCGCGCCTGGCCCATGCAACCATCCCCTGGGTTGAGATCAAGATTGACTCGCCGGTGCTGCATCGGTTGATCGAGCAAGCCGAACGTGACGAGCAGAACGAGCGCTTGATCAACCGCGCGCTCAAGCTCGGCGCCAGCAGCACCATCATGTACCAATGCTTTGGCTTGGCGCATTCGGAAACCGCCCTGCGTCGACGTCTGCTCAAGATAGAAACCCGAAAAGGTCGCCCTCAGAATTTGAGCGAGGCGCAGGAGCATGCGCTCTGGCAGCGTTGGTGCCAACTACGCGCTCAGGACAGTACCGAGGACCAGCTCGACGCCATGATGATGCTGGCGGAGGAGCAACAAGTCAGCTTGACCATCGTCTGGCAACAAATCGACCAGTACAGCAACGGCACATGAACACAGCCCCTTCCAGTCGTTGGCAGCGTGTCCTGCAGCAATGCACCCAGCATCTGAGTGAACGCTGGCCCGTACGCCCTACCACTGAACAACCCTCCAACCAGGCCCTGCAAGCTGGCTTTCTATTCAGTGGCCAATCTCACGAAGTCGTGCCACGTCGGCTGCTGTTGGATAGTCGGTTGACGCCGTTGGAACGCAATGCCTGGCAGGTGTTTCGACTCATGCTGCAAGGCCAGGGCGTGGTCACGCCGCGCTATGAGGATTTGCAGCCTTACCTGTCGAGCGTGCCCTACGGTGCGTCAGCCTCCCGTGAAACCATTGCTCGGGTGTTGACGATGCTCAGGTTGACGCGCTGGCTCAGTTTGGTGAGTCGCGGACGCGATCAGCTCAGCGGACGTCTTCAAGGTTTTCTGTATGTTCTGCACGATGAGCCGTTAACCCCCGCCGAAGCCATGGAACTGGATCAGGATTACCTGGCGCTGGTCGGGCATGCCCTCGGTCATGCGACGAAGGCGGTGCGTATTGTCGCTCAGCACGTTGTGGAGGAAGTCCGCCAGGACACGAATATCGATCGTGATCGGTTACCGACGCGGCTCGACAGCTGGGGCGAACACTGGACGCAGCAAGGATTGGATCAGCCAGCCGTTGATGCCTTCCACGATTCCGAACGGGAGGAAGATCACCGCGTTCGGAATCGTGCAGGCCCTCGTTCGGATTCCGAACCGGGCCTGAACGTCAATGTTTCAGACACCGTTCGGAATCCGAACGCCGCCTGTACTGTATTAAAAGAAAGTATTTGTACAGTACCGCGCGCGACCGCAGCGGTGGATAACCTGCACTGGCCCGCTGCGCTGCACCTGAGCCCAAGCGAGCGTCAGGCCGTCGCCGTGGCGCTGAACAAACTCAAACCAGCGGATCGGCAGGCGGTGCTCAACGAAGCGGGAGCACGTTGTGCGGCCGGTGGAATCCGCAAGCCAGCGGCGTATCTGATGGGCCTGATCCAGCGCGCACTGAAAGGTGACTTTCGTCCTTGGGCAGGTCAGGCCGAACCTTCACCCATTGCAGAATCACCTCCACCCGCTCCCTCGCGGCCATCTCGACAACAGGGCGAACCCGCGTCTGCCCTCGCACAAGCGTGCCTGAATGAGCTGCGCCAACTGCGTGGCAAACGCGGTGGACCTCAGTAGATTTGATGCCAGTGGCATCAAATCCATGGTGTTCCACTCTACGAACACATCGGATCAAACTATGAAACTCTTAGGGAAAAGCCGGGACATCTCTTTCGATGAACGTAGACGTCAGTAGATTTGATGCCGGTGGCATCAAATCTACTGACGTCTCCATAATTAGCCCTCTTAAACCAAACCGAACAGACCGCATTCAGTTTTTTGGCTGTCCTTGACCCTCATCTGCCGCAACGTTTCCGTCCAAGCGAATGCGAGGACAACGCCGTGGCCGATCATTACCAACTCAACCTGGGTTCATTGCGCAGCAGCATCACCCTGACCCTGCACACTCACCACGCCGCCCGTATCTGGCAAGGGCGGACCGCACGCGAAGGCGTTCACTCGATCATGGGCATGGCCGGCTACATCAGTGTCACCAACCTGATCAAACAAACCGCGGCTCAGGACGATCCCTATGCCGACTGGGCCATCGTACAACTCGAAGAAAAACTGATGCAGGCCAAGGCTGGGATGCTGGAACTGACCCAACAGCTGGATCGGATCAGACAGGACCTGCCGACACAGATCGACATGGGCGACAACCTCAACATCCACCCCGTCACCTTGCCGTTGTACATCGGCAGCCAGCTGGGTTTTCTGGCGGTCTACCTGCTGACCGACTACGACACCCTGGTGCGTCGTACCCTATTGGCCCATCACACAGCCTTGATCGGCCGCGTCGACATGGAAGCCTGGATCGATGACGGCGCCCATCTGCTGCGCAGCCTGTTCGGCCAGGCGCAGCGCTATCGGCATTCTGGCGTCACCCGTGATGACATGGCAGCGAACAATGCCCGTGCTCTGGCGGCCATCGAGAAGATGGGTTTGCCCCCCATGGACATTCTTGAGGGTCATCGCCGCTCCCAGTTCGCGCCACCGATCATTCGTCGTGGTGCTGTGGCAGTGGATGACGCGGACGCATTGGCAGAGGAAGCGAGAGAGCCATCTGCGACGGTGGATGAGCCGGAGGACGAAGCATGAATCTCATGATCCCGGCTCAACCAATGCCCTTCGAAGCGTTAACACCGGATGCCTATCGACAGCTCGAACACGCTGCCTCCCTAAAAGGCCTTTTAAAACCTTTTAAGGGTAAGGGGGAGTTGGACCACCTGGCGCAGGTGGCGAGGGAAATCGAGGCGCAGTTATGTCACCTGATGGAAGCTGTTGTGCAGCAAGCCGGACAGCCCCCGTACTCACTGCTGGATATTCGATTGGTGCTGCAGAACACCAGCGCGGGCAGCACCTTTTTGCGTTGGCGAACCCGTGACTTCGCCCGCATGGGGGTTGCGGTCTGGGAACGCCAGGTCCGCAACAAGACCCAACCGCAGGCCGTACGCGAGGGGTTGCACCGTTTCGAATGCAACCGTATTGCACTGAACCTGCAGATGAGCGTGGTGCATTCGCTTTACCGCCAGGCCTCGACCTGCGCGATCAAAATGGCCAGTGCCGAACGGCTGCTGCGCCAGTTCACAACCGCAGCGGAGATATCACGATGAGTACTTTTTTCGTCGGCGAAGGCAACATCGGCAGTGCGCCAGAGTTCCAGGAATTCGCCTCAGGCAATGACGAGCCACGGCGTTTGCTACGGCTGAATGTGTACTTCGACAACCCCGTGCCACGCGAGGGCGGCTACGAAGATCGAGGCGGCTATTGGGCGCCGGTTGAGCTCTGGCACCGCGAGGCTGAACACTGGAGCACGCTGTACCAGAAAGGTATGCGTGTGCTGGTCGAGGGCCGCACGATACGAGATGAGTGGGAGGACAGCGAAGACAACGCGCGGGTGACCTTCAAGATCGAGGCCCGTCGAGTCGGCATCCTGCCTCATCGAGTGCACAGCGTGGTCATGCGGGAGCGATCCAATGAACCGGCAGCATCTGCGAAACACGTCGGGCAAAATACAGAGCAAGCCAGCTCACCTGCGTCGAAGCCAAAAAAGCGCACAGGGCCGCCACCTCCGGAATGACGAGCATTAGGCATAAAAATTGCGCCTTTGCGCGAAGTTGCTGGCGTATTACTACTCGCTGCTCGTGAAGACCCACACTGTCGTCCACGCTAAAACGGGGTAACAGCATCGGATCGTCAAGGCAGTCCTCACCGACTAATATGAGGTACCTGCGAGTCAGGTTTCTCATATCTCGTAGCTGCTGTTTCCAACAACTCTGCTCCGGACCCCATCCGGAGCAGTCTTATGCGCCTCTTCCTCTGCGAGAAACCTTCCCAAGGTCGTGACATCGCCAAAGTTCTCGGAGCCAGCCGGCGCAGCGATGGCTGCCTAATCGCACCCGAGACAACCGTCACCTGGTGTATCGGTCACCTGCTGGAGACAGCACCGCCTGAAGCTTATGGTGAACACTTCAAGAGTTGGTCGTTAGATCATCTACCGATCATTCCCGCGCAGTGGCAGGTCGAGGTCAAACCCAAGACTGCGGCACAGTTCAAAGTCATCAAGCGCCTGCTCAGTAAAGCCACCACCGTCGTCATCGCGACCGACGCCGACCGCGAAGGTGAAATGATTGCCCGCGAGTTACTGGAACTCTGCAAGTATCGAGGCCCCGTTCAGCGCCTCTGGTTGTCGGCACTCAACGAGGCGTCGATTCGCAAAGCATTGTCCTCGCTGAAGTCTGGTCAGGAGACCTTCCCGCTCTATCACTCAGCCCTCGCCCGCAGCCGTGCTGACTGGCTGATCGGCATGAACCTCAGTCGTTTGTTTACCCTCCTCGGTCGGCGGGCAGGCTACGACGGCGTGCTGTCGGTTGGACGCGTACAGACACCCACTTTACGCCTAGTGGTCGATCGGGATCGTGCGATTGCCAGTTTCGTTCCGGTGCCCTACTGGAACGTTGAAGTGCACTTATCGTCGAGGGGTCAGCGATTCATCGCATCGTGGTTACCGCCAAGCTCAGGACAGGACGAAGCGGGTCGTTGCCTGCAACAGGCGCTTGCCAGTCAAACGGTCCAAGCGATCTCTTGCAGCAAGACCGCCACAGTACTCTCGCTGCAGACTGAGCATTTCCGCGAAGCGGCGCCCCTGCCCTTCGACTTGAGCACGCTGCAAGAAGTCTGCTCGCGCAAGTTGGGACTCGGCGTTCAGGAAGTCCTGAATATCGCCCAGGCTCTGTATGAAACCTACAAAGCCACCACCTACCCGCGCAGTGATTGCCGCTATTTGCCAGAGAGTATGTTCGACGAGGTATCTGGGGTATTCGATGCCCTGCTCAAAACCGATCCCACCCTGCGGCCCGCATTCGGAAGACTCGATCGATCACTGCACTCCCGCGTGTGGAACGATGCCAAGGTCACCGCGCACCACGGCATCATTCCCACCACCGAGCCGGCGAACCTTGCGCGGATGTCCGAACAAGAACGCCAAGTCTACGAACTGATTCGTAGCCACTACCTCGCGCAATTTCTTCCGTCTCATGAGTTTGATCGAACCCAGGTCGAACTGGAATGTGGCGAAAAACGATTGACCGCTGTTGGCAAACAGATCCTGGTCCAGGGCTGGAAAGGCTTGCTCTCCGAAAACACCGAGGAGGACGAACCCAGTCACAAGTCCCAAGTCTTACCCGTCTTGCAACAGGGCACGCAGTGCGCAGTGGACGACGTCGAACTCAAGTCCATGCGCACCGCCGCCCCCAAACCACTCACCGAGGGCGATCTGATCAAGGCGATGAAAAACGTCGCCAAGCTGGTCAACGACCCACGCCTGAAACAGAAACTTCGGGACACTACCGGTATCGGTACCGAAGCCACGCGAGCCGGCATCATCAAGGGGTTGATTGATCGCGGTTACTTGCTGAAGAAAAAACGCGCCTTAATGGCCTCCGCAGCGGCCCATACCCTGATTGAGGCGGTACCCGCCGCAATCGCAGATCCGGGCATGACCGCGATATGGGAACAGGCCCTGGACGAAATCGAAACGGGACGCCTGACCCTTGATGCGTTCGTCGCCAAGCAGGCGAACTGGATTGCACAATTGGTCGAACACTGTGGCGCACTCACCTTGGCGGTACCTGTCGAAGCCGGCCCGGCCTGCCCCATTTGCAATGCCTCGATGCGTAGACGTAAAGGAAAATCAGGGCAGTTCTGGTCATGCTCCCACTACCCAGATTGCAAGGGCACTGTGTCGATCAGTAAAGATACGCGTCGCTCATGATGTTCCATGGGACGATCATTATGAGAACGGTGCGTTCTCTGCCTTGACGTCGTCCCACCCTCTCTGCTGTAGTGCCTCAGGATCATCGCCAATGGCGACCCAAGACCGATTTGCTCCGGGTAGCTCGGTCGAACTCGTCGAGTTCGGAGCCTTCTCTTCTGCGGGATTTCATTCCCGTTTTGTGCTTGACCTGATCGTGGTGGCGGATGACCACTGTTGCCTCTACCCGGCAACAGCGGTCATCCGCTTCGGCGATCGTATTCAGTCCCGGAGCCCGCCGGGGAAACACTGGGCACCTTTTGTGCGCGGATGCGTGCCAGCATGTTCCGACCCAGGCCACGACAAGGGTCGGTTGGCGAATCATGGCGCAGTTCAACCAAGTGTTGCGAGGCGCTGGTCGACTGCGTAAGACCGTCAAAGGTGGTTTTTTTCTTCCTCGCCTGGCATCCCGTCAGGCCCACTCTTCACTTTCTTCAGTCCAGTGACTGCCACTGTATTCCGGCTATAAAAAATCGGGTTGCAGCGTCTTGACGCTCCCCTGTGACAGGCTTATACAAAGGGCGTGGTTTGCTGTCGTTGACAGCCCAGCCCAGGTAGCTTGAACCTTCAAGGCTACGCCACGTTCGTGGTGGTTTACCCAAGTGCGATCAGCGTTCGGAAGCTCGCACGGTTACCGCCTCAGCGGTGATGAATGCCCACTACCCCATGTCTGCTAACCACTACCGCAGACGTTCCTCAGCTGCACCGTTATTCCGCCAGACGCATCGTTCTGATCGTCATCGGCTTGCCGGTGGTGAGTCGTTCATCGCTCTTCTTCACCTTACCCACCCTGACGGGGGCTCACTTCCCCATCAGGGACTGTGCGTCGCCGTTTCCCCTTGAAACAGGAGAACCACCATGGCCCACGCCAACCAATCCAAAGAAGCGACCACTTACTTCAACCTGCACACCGTCGGTATCGGCTACCTCAACCGTGTTCGTGAAGTCCAAGTCCGCCGCGGCCAACCATTCATTGCCTGCGATATCGCAGCCCTGCACGGTGCCACCGATGCGGTGGAGTACACCCGCTTCGACTGCAAAGTCGCTGGGGGTGAAGCTGAACGCTTGATTCGTCTCTATATGGACGCCGTCAACGCCGAGAAAAAGGTCTTGCTGTCGTTCCGTATCGGCGACCTGTGGATCGATCCGTTTCTCTATGAGAAAGGCGAGAAACAAGGCCAACCGGGCGCCAGCCTGAAAGGTCGTTTGCTGTTCATCGACTGGATCAAGATCAACGGCACGTTCGAATACAAAGCACCCGCCAGGCAGGAAGCAACAGCACCTGCTGAGCAAGCGCCAAACAGTGAACCATCCCCACCGTCGGCTGATGCCGAAGTTGAGGATACCGAAAACCCAATAGAGGCTCGGGTGGAACCTGAATCTCCACCCGCTCCGCGCACGGCCCGCCGTGATGCCACCCGTACCGTTCAGTCCGCCTGAACAGTCCACGATGTTCCTCATCAAGGCGCTCCGTCGAGCGCCTTTTCTTCAATCAGCACAGGGGACCATTATGGAATCCTTCTGGCTTTGCGACGACTGCCTGTTCGCTACAGCTTACGAGGACTACAGCACCTTATCGCTGTATTACTCGCAGGATGAGGTCGAACAACGCATCGCCGCGATACATCGTGAGCTAGTTCGGTTGATGCCCATCAGTGCCGACTTCGATCCCGAAGCCGGCTGGGGAATAAGAACCTTTTCTCCATCGCCTTGCGACGGCTGTGGTTCACATCTACACGGTCAACGCCACCGATTCACTCGGCTGTAAACAGCGCGCCATCTGCTAACGCCCAAGACTCCACACCCACCTTGGGGGATACCACTCCCCTCGGGCGTGTACCCCTGATTGTTCCCTTCGGAGGTACCGCCATGAGCACCCAACTTACACTGATTGAGACCTCGGATTTCGAGGCTGATCGCATTGTCCAAGAAAACCAGCTGATCGACGAAGCGCAGCATATTCTGGATCGTCGGCTGTTCGCCCGCGGCCCTATCCTGACGTCGCCTGACACTGTTGCCTCCTACCTAAAACTGCAGCTTGCGCAACAAGAGCATGAAGTCTTCGGTGTGATCTTTCTCGATGCCAGGCACCGGGTGCTGGCATTCGAAGTCCTCTTTCACGGCAGCATTGATGGCGCCAGCGTTTACCCCCGCCAAGTCGTTAAGCGTTCCCTAGCGCATAACGCTGCGGCCGCCATTTTGGTTCACAACCATCCCTCGGGTTGTACAGAACCCAGCCAGGCGGATCGCGTCTTGACCGCACGGCTGAAGGAGGCCTTGGCCTTGATCGAAGTGCGTGTATTGGATCACTTCATCGTGGGTGAAGGTCGTCCTCTCTCCCTTGCCGAATACGGCTGGCTTTAACCCTCACAGGCGCCTTCGGGCGCCTTGTTCATTTTCATTCTGGAGAACCCTCATGAACCCCGCACACCAAGCCCCAGCTCTGCTGATGGCCTCAACCCCATTTGCTCGCGGCTACGACAACCTTCATATCGAACGGCTGCTACTGATCACCTACGAAAACGACTGCCCTCCCTGCGTTCGACCAGTGCACGACTCACAAGCACATCTGCCCGACAATGAGCTGCAACTGTTCACCTGCCTGTTCAATGACGATTTCGCCTTGATCAGCGAAGGCCAATCCATTCCGGATGAATTGGATGAATTAGATGAACGCTGCCAGTCCACCGGGTTGGTGCGCCAAGTGATCTACGCCGTGATGGGCGACATGCTCAACGAGCGGCATCACCTCGGCGATCTGTACTCCCTGGAAGAAGCCCAAGCCATGGTCCATCGCTTGAGCTTCGAAACGGGGCACTACAGTCGAGCCTGGGAGATCAGTACCGCACACCTTCCTGAAGAAGCGATGTTCTATCTGGAAGGATGGGCAAGTAACTCCGCTCCGAGGCAAACCGGCCTTTTGTTCGAGCTTTTCGAGTTGCCGGATTGCTGCGGCATCAGTTGCAAGCTGATTGGCACGCCATGGACGGACGAAAACTTGCTGAACATTGAGGGCAAACGTTATTCAAGCTTGAGACAAGAGCAACTCGACGCAGGCACACCGGAAGTCCTAGTCAACGTACTGTACCTGGCGGCATTGGCGGATGCGAGATTGTTGATCTTCGACCCCGACGCTGCCGTCTTGAATGGGCTCGCTATTTTTGATGAATAGCAACGCGTTCAGCGTTAACACGACCCGCCTTGAATCAACTTTCTCACTGAGTTGCTCCTTCACCTCATGTCAGGTTTTGCACTGAATCTGTCATGAGGTTTTTTCCATGGAGCGTTTTTTCACGCCTGTCTGCCTGCTGGGTTTGTTGAGCGCCTGCACCGCGCAAATCCCCAATACATTGCCAACCCATCCAGAGATCGACAGTGGCTCCAATCGGGCCCAGCTTTCGAGGGACACAGCGGAAGGAAACCATCCGACAGAACTCCGCTATGGCCGCTATACGCTGGTCAGCACCGAGCCCACCACGGAACAACGCTATCTTCTCGCTCAAATCATTGAAGTGAACATCCCGTCCAGCCTAAACCCCTCAGTGCAGGATGCGTTGCAGTACGTATTGCAGCGCTCGGGCTATTCGCTCTGCCCCGTTACTGCGTCGGTGAAGTTGCTGTTTACCCGGCCTCTGCCTGCAGCCCATTACCGGCTTGGTCCAATCCCTTTGCGCCGCGCGCTACAAGTGCTGGCTGGCCCCGCCTGGCAACTCACGACCGATGAAGTCAGCCGTTCGGTCTGCTTCGAACAGCAGAAAACGGATGCCGGTGTCGCGCTGATTACACCCGTCTTGCCCCATCAATCGGAGGCGCGGTCATGAAAGCCTCAACGTTTCAAACCCTCATCATCGGGCTCCTTTGCCTGGCGGTCGCCGGGCTGAGCGGTGGTTTGTATAACCAGTATCAACGCATGGCAAAACTGCAGAGCACGGACACGCAATACCGACAAACTTTGGACACCCTGCAACATGATTCAAGCGCCCTCAAGGATGCACAAGAGAAGCTGCAGTACGCGCTGAAAGACCTGAAGCAGATGGTCGATACTAGTGAGCAACAGGCCAATACCCTCGATCCGATGCTGGATCAGTGGGCGCAAGAAATACAGGAGCTGCGCGATGGTCTGGCAGCCCGCGCCACCGTGGCAGAACTGACAGCGCTGCGCGCACACCTTGAACAGGTCGAGCAGCAGTTCCAGGAGCACAAGACCCAGCCATCACCCCCACCGCCGTCGCCTTCCGCGACTAAACCGAAAAAGACCGCTCGCCCCAAGCCCGTCCCGCTCTCGCCACCGTTCTCGGTGTTGGGGGTCGAATCCCGTGGTGGTGAGCGCTTCTTGGCAGTCGCACCTCATGACAGTCGCTCTCTCATAGATGTTCGGCTGCTGCATAGCGGCGAGCAGCTCGGAGCCTGGTACCTGAAAGTGCTGGAGCCGAACTCAGCCATCTTCGCGGTGGCCGCTCAGCCAGACCAGACCGTGCACCTCCCTTGAGAAGCGATCATGAACAGAGCGCTACTGCCCACCGTCGTCTGTCTCGCTTCGCTACTGGCCATGGACGCTGCGATGGGCAACCCCGTCACGACACAGTCACAGACCCAGGACACGCAGTCTGCTCCGCTGGGGCGCTCTGACTCTGAACAGGCAGCGAGCTGGGGCCTGACGGGGCAGGAGTGGACGCGCTTCGAACAGATCCAATCCGGCCCACGCGGTTTCTGGAGCCCGAACCTCGATCCGTTGACCGCGCTCGGGGTTGAGGCCCAGACCGACCAAGAGCGCCAGCGCTATGCCGAATTACAGGTAGCGCTGGAAGCCAAACGCGCCGAGCGCGAGTTGGCCTACCAAAACGCTTACGCCGCGGCCTGGACCAAGCTGTTTCCCGGGCTGCTACCGATCCAGGGCATGGCATCCCCGCCCCCTATCAGCTCAGCGGCCGCGCCGCGCCAGGCTCTATTTGTGGAGGACCACTGCTCAGCGTGTACCGCCGAAGCCCAGCGTCTGCAAAGCAGCGACACGGCGTTCGATATCTACCTGGTGGGCAGCCAAGGCGAGGATGAACGCGTCCGTAGCTGGGCTCGGCAAGCGGGCATCGATCCCGTCAAGGTTCAACGCCGGCAGATCACCCTGAACCATGACCGTGGTCGCTGGTTCAGCCTGGGTGCCCCGGGGCCAATGCCTGCCACATTTCAACAGGTGAATGGACAATGGCAACGCCTCGACTGAGTGGTCTTGCGCTGGTGCTGACGGTGCTCGCCGTCCAGGCCGACCAACTTCCGCCTCCGGCCTATCAATTGGCGGCGCATGACGCCGACATCCCTTCTATGGTGCTATTCGCAATTGCCCTGCAGGAGAGTGGTATCCACGTCCGTGGTCGATTGCTGCCCTGGCCCTGGACCCTGAACATCGCCGGAATACCCTACCGCTTCGCCACTCGCCAGGCCGCCTGTCACGCCTTACTTCAGGCGCTCGCGCGACATGACGCCAAGCGGGTCGATGTCGGTCTTGGACAAACCAACCTGGGTTACCACGGGCAACGTTATTCCAGCCCCTGCGAAGCCCTTGACCCTTACCGAAATCTCGCCGTGACCGCCGCGCTGTTGCAGGAGCATCACGCCACCACCGGTGATTGGGTATCAGCTGCCGGCCGATATCACCGCCCGGCAGGAGGAACGCCGGCCGCGCGTTACCGCGCCGGCTTTTCCCGGCAACTCGAACGGTTGCTGGTTTCTTTCAAACAGGGCACACCACCATGAAGCGAATCCCCATCGCCTGTTATTTCATCCTGCTTTTGGTATCTTTCGCCCAGCCGGAACTGACCGTAGCCGGGGATCAGCCTAGCGACTTCACCCGACACCATTTTCAAGTTGCCAGGCCGCTAATAAACAACAAGATCCAGCCTGATCGGGCCATGCATGCGGACCTGTCCACGTTTGCCGATGAAGCCTGGATACTGCCCATCCGTAGCCCCCACTTGAGCCCCGGCCAGATCACGTATCGCGCCCTGAACATGCCGGGCTTGCGGCCATTTTTTCTGGTCGGTGACGATCCCCTGTCGCTGACTTGGCTGCGTCAGCGCGCTGCTGAACTGCAGGAAATGGGCGCGGCTGGCCTCGCCGTCGAAGTAGCCGACACTGAAGCCCTGGCCCGAATTCGCGCAGCCGCTCCAGACATCACCATCCTGCCGGTCAACGGCAACGACATCGCCACCCGCCTGCAGATTTTGCACTACCCCGTCTTGATCACCGCCACCTCATTGGGACAGTGAGTCAGGTCATGGCCGAGCATGCGATGGAGTCCAAGCTCCGGCCAGCGGTCGAGTTGTACACCGTAACAATCTGCATCGCCGCCGCGGTGTTGTGCGTGTACTCGCCCTGGGCCGTGGCCCTGTCACCCGAGATCGGGCAGGTTGCGGCGCTGGCCTATACCCTGTTCGGCCTGATCCGCCTGCGACAAGCCTGGGAGGTGTTGCGCTATCGGCGCAATATCCGCCGGCTGCCCCGCTACGAGCTGACCAGCCGGCAGATTCCGGTCAGTCGTAAGCGTTTGTTCATGGGTCGCGGCTTTCGCTGGACCCGCCTGCACACCCAGCGCTTGGTCGAGGCCCAGGATCCGGCGGTCGCCCATTATGTCGACCAACCGACCCACTACCGGCTGGCCCGTGAACTCGAACGGCGCCTGGAGCATGCACCGTTTCCGCTCTCGATACTGGCCCGTGTCACCGCCTGGGACAGTGCCTTCAATCCGTTGCGCCCTTTACCCCCAGTCGGTGGCTCGCCTCTGTTGCATGGGGTCGAGCCCAACGAAACGGAAGTCAGTCTGCCGCTGGGCGAACGGGTCGGACACACCCTGGTGCTGGGCACTACCCGTGTCGGCAAGACGCGACTCGCCGAGGTGTACATCACCCAGGACATTCACCGCGTCGAACATGAGGTGGTCATCGTCTTCGATCCGAAGGGCGATGCCGACCTGCTCAAACGCATGTACGTCGAAGCCAAACGGGCCGGTCGGGAAAAGGAATTCTATGTTTTCCATCTAGGCTGGCCAGAGATCTCCGCGCGTTACAACGCGGTGGGACGTTTCGGGCGCATCTCGGAGGTAGCATCGCGCATCGCTGGGCAACTCAGTGGCGAAGGCAACTCCGCAGCCTTTCGCGAGTTCGCCTGGCGCTTTGTCAACATCATTGCCCGGGCTTTGATCGAGTTGGGCCGGCGCCCAGACTACCTGCAGATCCAGCGACATGTGGTCAATATAGACGCGCTGTTCATCGAATACGCTCAGCAGTTTTTCGCCAAGACCGATCCGAAAGCCTGGGAAGTGATCGTCCAACTGGAAGGCAAACTCACTGAGAAGAACATTCCCCGGCATATGGTGGGACGCGAAAAGCGTGTGGTGGCCATCGAACAGTACCTGGCGGTGAAACGGGTATTCGATCCGGTGCTGGATGGACTGCGCTCGGCAGTACGTTACGACCGCACCTACTTCGACAAAATCGTTGCTTCGCTGCTGCCGCTGCTGGAGAAACTCACCACCGGCAAGACCGCCCAACTGCTGGCCCCCAACTACACCGACCTAGATGACCCGCGACCAATCTTCGACTGGATGCAGATCATTCGCAAACGCGGCATCGTTTACGTCGGCCTGGATGCGCTGACCGACGCCGAAGTCGCAGCCGCTGTGGGCAACTCCATGTTCGCTGATTTGGTCTCGGTCGCGGGCCACATCTACAAACATGGCATTGACCACGGCCTGCCCCCATCAGGCAGCAGCAGTGACAAGCTGCCGATAAACCTGCACGCTGATGAGTTCAACGAATTGATGGGCGATGAGTTCATCCCCCTGATCAACAAGGGTGGCGGCGCCGGTATCCAGGTAACCGCCTACACCCAGACCCTCAGCGATATCGAAGCACGTATCGGCAACCGCGCCAAAGCTGGCCAGGTGATTGGCAACTTCAACACCCTGCAGATGCTCCGCGTGCGCGAAACCGCCACCGCTGAACTGCTCACCCAGCAGTTACCCAAGGTTAACGTGCTGACCAAGACCCTGATGTCGGGTGCGACGGACACATCCGATCCGGACGCCAACACGGACTTCACCTCGTCCTCCCAGGACCGTGTCAGCAGCACCAGTGTGCCGCTGATCGAGCCTGCTCATATCGTCAGTTTGCCCAAGGGGCAAATGTTCTCCTTCCAGGCCGGTGGGCAGCTCTGGAAAGTCCGCATGCCGTTGCCAAAACCCTCCAACGTCGACGCCATGCCCAAGGACCTACAGGAACTCACTCAACGGATGCGGGCGGCCTATAACGCGCAGGCGGGGCAATGGTGGAGCGCAAGCGGTGGCGGCCCAACTACCAACTTCGATCTGGATCAGGTGGGGTAGCCCTACCCCACAACAGGTTTCGATTCAGCAGAAAACGATCCAGGAGACGTATTGCCCACATCAACTCTGCAGCGCGCAATGGGGTGAACTATGGCGACTTCCACCCAGAACACGCCGCCACAACCGATCCAGCGTCCGGGATTGATCATCTCGACGATCAGCCTAGTCCTGCGCATCATCGGTTTGCTGATTGCCTCGTTGCTGTTCTCGATCCTCATCGAGTTCGCCGGGCTGCTACTGTTCTGGGGTGATCAGGGCTGGCGGCATAGTCAGGCTATGCTAACCAGTGAGTTGGGCTGGCTCAGCGAGCACTTCAAAGCTTCACTTCTCATCCAACAGCCTGGGAAAACAATTGTCCAGTGGCTGGAGCTCCTCAATCAGTGGCTGCTGGTCAAGACTGGCTTTGAGGATTTTGCCCGGCAGGCGCGGGTTTCGGGCCAGGGCAATGGCTTCTGGAGCTGGGCGAATCAGCTCTACGTGAGCATTGAGGATTTCGTACTGGCGGCGGTGTATGTGACCTTTACCTTCGTAGTGCGCCTAACCATCTTGGCTCTGGCCACACCGCTATTTTTGTTGGCCTCGTTCACCGGTTTTGTCGATGGTTTGATGCGCCGCGACCTGCGCAAGTTTGGAGCCGGGCGAGAAAGCAGTTTTGTCTATCACCGAGCTAAACGAGCAGTGATACCCCTGCTGCTCGTACCCTGGATCATGTATCTGTCCCTGCCCTTTTCGCTCAATCCTATGGCCGTCTTTTTGCCTTGCGCGATGATGCTCGGAATAACGACAGCCATCACCGCGGCGACGTTTAAAAAATACATTTAATAAAATGTAACGCTGACGTGTTAAACCATTCCGGTGAATTTAGCCAAAATCGCGACGACATAACCGCCAATAATAGACAAACCAACAATACCCAACGGCCGCTGCCACCAATCACCGCTAGGGGACGGCGGCATAGACTGCTGATAAAAATTGATCTGCCCGATCTGATTTGCGTTGACTTGGGTGGCTGCTCCATTTTGCATCGAGTTGCGCCACTGAGCTTCCTCAAGACGTTCGAATTGAACCTGAACACGCCTCTTGAGTTGGCTAGCGGAAAGGAGAATTTGCTTTCCAATAATCATCACACCCAGCAAACCGAAAAACAGCAAATTTCCATAGCTGAGCGGGTTTTCCTGGCTGAGGGTAGGCGCGTGCTCCCATACAAAACCGATGTAGGGTGATGTGACCTGGTAAACATCGGCTACTAAATTTTGCACAACCCCTCCCAAATGCCCAAAAAATTTTGTGCTCGCGAGAGTCTCTGCTTGATGGTGCAGAAAAATCAACGATGAAACCAAATAAAATAGCCCCCCGAAGACCATCAAGGAGAAGCCCACGGCCTGTCGAATACGGTACCGCCGAATTGCTTGTTGGATGTTCACTCTCTGCTATCACTCTTCGTTAACTGATTTCGTCCGCGCTTATCTGCGCCCCGCTAACAATGCTGTTAGCGGAATCAAAAGTTAACGGCTACTAATCGTTTTTCATGAGTAACCAATGCTGTACTTGCGGTCCAATCGTGTCATTTTTCCGCGTTTCGTAGCTCTCGATACGGTGTTCGAACTCGCTCCACGATCAGAGACTGTATCGAAATAAAATGACGCAGCGTGTTTCGTGTTTCTTACTGCTGAGTCCTGGACGTTAGTTGAATGCTGGCCCCATCTCCAAATGGGCTATCCACATGCCGACTACATTTTTCCGAATCTGCCTACTGCTCATATTGATGACGTTCCATAGCGGCGGCTATGCCGCATCTGCTCATGAGCGCGAGCAGCTCAGCCTAGTTCAGCAGCAGGTCGACACTATTGAGCGCCTTGCGGCGCAAGCTAAGGTAGCCAGGACCTCCGAACCAAACGAACGCTATCGCTTCGACTATCCCCGCCTGTCTCAGGACATCCAACGCATTCGCCAAGGAATGCAGAACTATCTGTCGCCCTCCCGTGCTCAACCTCACGACGCTGGTGAGCTGGTCGGCGATTACCGCCTCGACATCCCGTCCGTGGAACCGTCGCCATGAGCATGACCGACGCTCAGACCGCAGCGTTCCAAAACGCCTCCGGTTTCTCGGCACAGAGCAGTTCGACACTCTGGTTGTCCCTGGTTCTCGTCCTGGCTTTGCTCTGGTGCACCTGGGTGATGTGGACGGCTTACCGGGGCTGGGCCACCGGCAGTGTGCGCTTCGGCGCGTTTGGCGGCAGCGCCGCACGTGTTTTGCTCGCCCTACTAGTCCTGATGTTCTTCACGCTGTCCTAATCCAGGAGATCACTGCCATGCTCAAGTGCTTTACCCCTCTAAAAAACAACCTGCGTGATCGTGCCAGCCAGCGCTTGATCGGCCTGCTGTTGGTGCTCGGCCCAAGCCTGGCTTTTGCCGAGCTTCCCACCATGGAGGCTCCTTCGCGTGGTGAAGGTTCCGGGTTGATCGAGACGATCAAAAACTACGCCTATGACGGCGGCATCCTGCTCGGTTTGTTGATCGCCCTGCTCGCTTTTCTCGGGGTGGCTTGGCATTCCCTAACTGTCTATGCCGACGTGCAGAACCAGCGCAAGACCTGGAAGGACCTCGGCGCGGTGGTCGGCATCGGCGCCCTGTTGGTGGTGATCATCATCTGGTTCCTGACCAAGGCCGCCGCGATTCTGTGAGGTCGACATGAACGACACTATCGAACGCCTTGCCGACGGCACCTTGGTCTTTCTGCCGGAGCGACTCAACCGCGATCCTGCCGTACTGCGCGGTTTGACCAATGATGAGATGTGGGTAGCTCTCGGCACTGGCGCCGCCATTGGCCTGCTGCTGGGCGTTCCTCTAGGGATCGTCACCTCGTCTATTGCCGTTGCGCCGACCAGCATGATCGCAAGCATGGCGCTGGTGTTATTTGCCGGTGGTACGCTTTTGCGTCGGGCCAAACGGGCTCGCCCCGAGACCTGGTTGTACCGCAAGCTCGAATGGATACTCGCCAGCCGTTGGCGCCTGGGGCGCGGAAGTTTGATTCTCCACTCCGGCGCCTGGACGATTCGCCGTTCGCGTCGACTGCGCCCTGCCCTGTTCCGGTGGCAACCATGAATCGTTTTCGGAACAAGGTGGATGCCCAACACGCCCACATCTTCAGCCTGCGTCTGGCGGTAGTGATTCTGGCCCTGGTCTGTGCCGGACTTTGGTATGGCTGGCGCTCGGCACCGACCGATCTGACGGTGCATGTCCCCCCGGATCTGCGCTCGGGCAGCACTCGCAAGTGGTGGGATGTCCCCCCAGAGAATGTCTATGCCTTTGCCCTGTACATCTTTGGCCAACTCAACCGCTGGCCTTCGGATGGCGAGCAGGATTATCGCCGCGCCATCTATGGCTTGCAGTCCTACCTGACACCCGCCTGCAAGGCCTTCCTCGACGGTGATTATGAGTACCGCAAGGCCGCCGGCGAGCTGCGCCAGCGGGTGCGTGGCGTCTACGAAATTCTGGGCCGAGGCTACAGCGAAGATCCGGAACTCAGGGTCAAGCAACTCGACCGCGACAGCTGGCTGGTCAAGCTCGATCTCAATGCCGATGAATATTACGCCGCCGAACCGGTGAAACGGGTGGTGGTGCGGTATCCATTGCGCGTGGTGCGTTTTGATCTGGACCCCGAACGCAATAAGTGGGGGCTGGCACTGGATTGTTATCAGGGCACTCCGCAAAAAATCTCCCTGCCTGGAGGTGAGCCATGAAGCGGATTTCTACCCTGGGACTCACCGTTGCACTGATGCTATGGGGAGCTGTAGCGCAGGCCGTCGAGCTGATGCACTGGGAACGCCTCCCCCTCGCGGTCCCGCTGGTGATCAATCAGGAACGAGTGGTCTTTATCGATGAGGCTGTTCGCGTCGGTGTGCCCTCAACCCTGACCGGCAAGCTGCGTGTGCAATCAACCGGCGGCACGCTGTACCTGCGAGCGTCGGAAGCCATTGCACCGACCCGACTGCAGCTGCAATCGGTCACGACGGGCGAGATCATCCTCCTGGATATCGCGGCCACTCCCGGCGATCAACCGCTGGAGCCCGTACGTATTCTCAAGAATGCTCAGGGGCAAGCTACCGAGGCTGAATCTAGCACCGTCCCTGTTCCAGAACGCACACCGATCCCGGTCGCTTTGACGCGCTACGCCGCGCAAAGCCTGTACGCGCCGCTGCGCACCGTGGAGTCCCTGCCCGGTGTACGCCGCGTCCCGCTCAAGCTGCGTACCGAACTGCCGACCCTGCTGCCGACCGAAAACGTGTCCAGCACACCCATCGCCGTCTGGCGACTCGGTGATTACTGGGTGACGGCGGTGAAATTGCGCAATCGTGGTTCAGAGACGGTGCAACTCGATCCACGTCGACTTCAGGCCAAGCTGTTCGCCGCGGCCTTCCAGCATGCTTTCCTCGGGCCTGTCGGCAGCGCTGAAGACACCACGATCGCCTACCTTGTCACCCGCGGTGCCGGCCTCGAGCAAGCCGTGCTGCTACCGCCCGTTGCGCGAGGTGCTGACGATGAAAGCTAACGCCTTGCTCAAATGGCTGGTACCGGCTGCGCTGCTGGGCGTGGTACTGATCATCCTGAAAACCTGGGTCCCGGGTGGCAGCACACCTTCTCCAGAGCACCCAGTTGATCAGGGCAATATTCAATTATCCGCCGAGCAAGCCAAGTCGCTCGGCATTGCGGGCGATACCCCACGCGACACGGTCGCCACCCTGGTCGGCCAGGTGAAGGCCATGCGCAGCGACATGCTCGGTTTGAAGAAACACAATGACTCACTGCAGACGGAAAACAACCGCCTACGCGAGCGGGAAAACAGTGTCGATTCGCGTATCCAGACCGCGCTTGGCAGTGTGACCCAGCAGGTCGACGAAGGCCGCCGCCAAGCCAACGAGGCCCGACTCAAAGCGGAACAAGACAGTCGTCAGGCTCGCGGCCTGCTCACGCAATTGCAGGATCAGTTGTCGGGGCTGACCGGCAAAGGCAAGGATATGCCAATCGGATTGGGGCTCGAGCCTGGCGACGGTGCTCAGTTTGACGGACAGCATCCTGCCAATGATGCGCTGCAGTGGATTGAACCCTCGGATGCTTCGGGCACCGACACCCGAGGCAAAACCAAGACCTCCTCCCTCGCATTGAGTCTGCCTACCGCCTTCAACTCACTGGAAGGCTTGAAAGACAATCCTATTGATCGCAGCCAGAAACAGCTACGTGCAGTCACCAAGGGTGAGCGTGACCTGACGCGATCCGTTGACCGAACCGAAGGGGCGAAGCCGGTCTACACCATCCCCGAAAACGCGACATTGATGGGCTCAGTCGCCATGACCGCGCTGATCGGCCGCGTCCCGGTGGACGGCACTGTGAATGATCCCTATCCCTTCAAAGTGCTGGTCGGCCCTGAGAACCTGACCGCCAACGGCATCGACCTGCCAGACGTCGCGGGTGCCGTAATGAGCGGCACCGCGTCCGGTGACTGGACCCTGTCTTGCGTACGTGGACAGGTCGAGTCAATCACCTTTGTGTTTACCGATGGCACCATCCGCACGGTACCTCAGCCGAAAGCAGTAGCCAGCCGCACTGCCTCCACCACCCAGAGCTCAAACACCGACAAGATCCGCGGCGGACTCGGTTACCTGTCCGATCCGTATGGCATTCCTTGCATCGCTGGCGAGCGCCGCTCGAACGCTCAGCAATACCTCGGCAGCCAGAGCCTGATCACTGCCGCCGGCGCCGGTGTCGCCGCCCTGCTCGGGGATGAGCGGAACAACAGCAGCGTAATCAGTTCAGGCGGCAGTACCCTCGGGGTCACCAGTAGCAGTGGCAACAGCGCGCTGAATTCAATTCTCAGCGGCGGGGTCAGCGACATCCGCGAGTGGGTCAACAAGCTGTATGGCGAAGCCTTTGCTGCCGTGTACGTGCCACCGGCAGCACAAGTCGCGCTGCACCTCGACCATGAGATCACCATCGACTACGAGCCCAAGGGCCGGAGCGTTCGCCATGAAAAAGACCATGCCTCCCTGCCTGACCTGGATTAGCGTGTTCTGCTGGGTCCTGGCGGGGTGCTCCACCGACAAGGAGACGCTTCTGCCCCATGGAGAGCAAACCATGCTGGACATCTGGAACGGCGCCGGTTCGCAAGGCACTCAGCAGCAACTGCTGGATGCTCGGCAGCAGTTACGCCGCCCGTTGGCTCAAGCAGATTTCTCCTTTTCTCTCCAGGAACCGTACACTCGCACAGCGGCGAACGAGATCCGCAACCTGTTCCCTCGCTTGCCCAATCCCGATCTGGTGCTATACGTGTATCCGCATCTGAGTGGTACCGAGCAGGCACCGATCCCAGGTTACTCGACCGTCTTTCCGTTCTACCAACGTGTGCAGTACGCATTACCTGGTGAACGTCAGGAAGACCTGTAGTGCGTAGCGGCGATTCGGGCAATCGCACTCCCACGTGGAAAGGCTGGCGCAATCCATTGCGCCCTCGCGCGACCTTGGCCGATGAGGCCGCACTCTATGCGCACAACCCCAGCTTCACCGATTACCTGCCTTGGGTCGAATACCTCGACACTCAGCAGTGTTTTCTACTGGATGACAATCGCTCGGTGGGTGCGGTGTTCGAGTTGCTGCCCATCGGCACCGAAGGGCGCGAACCCGATTGGCTGATGGCGGTCCGCGACGCCCTCGAAGACGCCCTGCAAGATAGCTTTGACGAGCTGGATCAAGCGCCTTGGGTGGCGCAGTTTTTCTGTCAAGACGACAACGACTTCACACCCTACCTGACCCAGCTCACCGATTATATTCAGAACAGCGCGCGAGGTACGGTCTTCACCGAGGCGTATTTGCAGCTCAGCCGCCGTCATCTGAAGGCCATCGCCAAGCCCGGTGGTCTGTTTGAGGATCAGGTGGTGACGCGCCTGCCCTGGCGCGGCAATAACCGACGGGTGCGTCTGGTGGTCTATCGCTGGCTTGAATCTGACGCTGAGGAGACGGGACTCACCCCGGTGCAATCCCTGCAACAGGCTTGCGAACGTATCCGTGCTTCGTTGCAGGCGTGCGGGGTGCACTCAACGCGAGTCGATGGCCGAGGTCTGTATGCCTGGTTATTGCCCTGGTTCAATCCGGCCCCCAGGCTCACTGATGAAGCGCCCGAAAATTTCTACCGCCGCGTGGCCTATCCGGAGTCGGGTGACGGTGAGTCGCTGGATCTGCCCTTCGATCATGACTTTGCCGAGCGGCTGTTCTTCAACGAACCGCGTTCGGATGTGCAGCACGGACTCTGGTTTTTCGACGATCAACCCCACCGGGTGATAGTGGTGGACAAACTGCGGCGGGCACCATCGATTGGTCAACTCACCGGCGAAACCCGCAAGGGTGACGCGGTGAATGCGCTGTTCGACCAGTTACCCGAAGGTACGGTGACGAGTCTGACCTTAATGGTCAAACCACAGGATGTACTCGAGGATCAGTTGAACCGCCTAGCTCGCAAAGCCATCGGTGAAAACCTGGCCTCGACCCAGACTCGTCAGGATGTCGAAGAGGCTCGCGCGATCATCGGCCGCCAGCACAAGCTGTACCGAGGAACCCTGGCGTTCTACGTACGCGGTCACGATGAACAGCAATTGCACCAGCGCTCGGTCAGCCTGGCCAACGCGCTGTTGGGCGCGGGGCTGCAACCGGTAAGTGAAGGCGATGAGGTCGCCGCCTGCAACAGCTACCTGCGTTGGTTACCGATGGCTTACAACCCGGCCCGCGACACGCGTAACTGGTACACCCGCCTGATGTTCGCCCAGCACCTAGCGAACCTGGTTCCGGTCTGGGGCCGCAGCACCGGCACCGGCCACCCGGGCATCACCCTGTTCAACCGCGGCGGCTCGCCATTGAGCTTCGACCCATTGTCACGCCTGGATCGGGCCATGAACGGTCATCTGCTGTTGTTCGGCCCCACCGGTGCCGGGAAGTCGGCGACCTTGGTCACCCTACTGATGCAGGTCATGGCCGTGTACCGCCCTCGCCTGTTTATCGTAGAGGCCGGCAACTCATTCGGCTTGCAGGGAGACTACTTCGCGACACAGGGCCTGTCGGTCAACAAGGTCCAATTGAAACCTGGCGCCTCGGTCTGTCTCGCCCCGTTCGCCGATGCTTGGCGCCTGGTCGAGCAGCCGGATCAGGTGGCGAGTCTGTCGATCGATGAGCTGGACGATGAGGTGGTAACCAGTCACGAAGACCAGCGCGATGTTCTCGGCGAACTGGAAATCACTGCCCGCCTGATGATCACCGGCGGCGAGGCCAAAGAAGAGGCGCGCATGAGTCGAGCCGATCGCAGCTTGATCCGCGAGTGCATTCTCGATGCGGCGCAGACCTGCGTCGCGGCGGGTCGCCAGGTACTGACCCGCGACGTACGCGACGCCTTGCTGGGCATCGCCGCCGACCCGCACTTGCCGGAGAAACGTCGCGAGCGTGCCCAGGAAATGGGCGAGTCCATCGACCTATTTTGCCAGGGTTTCGAGGGTGAACTGTTCGATCGCGAAGGCACGCCTTGGCCCGAGAGCGATGTGACCATTGTCGACCTTGCCACTTACGCGCGCGAAGGCTACGAGGCACAGATGTCCATCAGCTACATCAGCTTGATGAACACCGTGAACAACCTCGCCGAGCGCGACCAGTACCTGGGCCGACCGATCATCATGGTCACCGACGAGGGTCATATCATCACCAAGAACCCGTTGCTGGCGCCGTTCGTGGTCAAGGGGACGAAGATGTGGCGCAAGCTCGGCGCTTGGTTCTGGCTGGCGACGCAGAACCTTGCTGATTTTCCCACGGCTGCGCAGACCATGCTCAACATGATCGAATGGTGGATTTGTTTGAATATGCCGCCCGCGGAAATCGAAGAAATCGCACGGTTCAAGAAGCTTTCACCTGCGCAGAAAGCCCTGTTGCTCTCCGCCAGCAAAGAGCCGGGGAAATACACCGAGGGAGTGGTGCTGTCGAAAAAGCTCGAGACGCTGTTTCGAGCCGTGCCACCCAGTCTTTACCTCGCTTTGGCCATGACAGAGCCCGAGGAAAAAGCCGAACGCTGGACACTGATGCAGGAGAATGGCTGTTCGGAGTTGGAAGCGGCTTACCGGGTAGCTGAACGGATCGATAGCGCACGAGGAATAGAGCCCATATAAGGGAGGTGTGGCGCTCCCAGCTTGGCCAATCCGGCAGCTAGCCGTTGGACACCTTTTCAACGTAGGCATCCATGAACCAGTCAGGGACCTCATCAACCTTGAACTCAAGGTCCGTCCCATCCGTAACTTCGGCCAGCAGCACCAGATCGGCACCGGAGTTATCGAAGATGTAGGCCCGGTCCGAAGCAGCAATAGCCACAGGCAGCAGGCTCAGGCAACGGCCGTAGCGCTGTACAATTTTTTCTGTGGGAACTGGGTGCCCACCTGCCGCGACACGGTTCCTGACCCTGTTGATATTGATGTCAGGGTCTTCAGTTGCCACAAAGTACAGGTAGGTTCGGTATCCAGACTCTCTTGCCTTGAGCATAAAAGCGATTTTGTCGTCGCTAGACATCACCGTTTCGAAGGTGAAAGACAGCTGGTCTTCGAGGAGCTTGTTCCGGATGAAGTCAGAGAGCACGGAGGCAAAATAGGAGTTCATCGCGACCGTCTGGAAATTCAGGCCGTTGCTGCTAAAGCCTATGTTGGTCGCCTCCTCATCGAGCCGGGCAGACCTGACCAGCCGATGCTCCCTAATGAAACCGAGGACCTCATCACCCTCAACTTCCAGTTGAAAATCACTGAACTCCAGACGACCGCTGTCTTTGGCAGCCTTCTCGATTTCATCCGGGTTAATGTAGATACCGATCAGGTGGGAAGGGATGGCACTCTTCATCGTGCTCTTGCCGGAGCCGTTGGGTCCAGCAAAGACCCTCAACCGAGGGACAGTCATGAGCAACGGCGCACCTTAATGACGCCACCCAGAGTCACTTTGTGCTTGGGCTTGGCCACCCGAATGACTTTGTGCTTACCGTCAGCAGTCGTTTCAACAAGCATGCCGTTCATGACTTCCATCACACTGCGGCCGGCAGCCAGGGCGTTGATATAGGCGGTATTGATGGCGCCTTCAGCCATGACCGGGATCTTATCCTCCAGTCGGCTCACCAGATCGTCACTCAACACTCGTTTGGCTTTCATATCGCGCTCCACGTTCTCAGAGCGTGCAGAATCTGCACTTAATCAGAATCTTAGCTACGTAAACCTGTTTGTAACAGGGCGAAAGCTACTTCTGTCAGCCTTCATTCTAGAGGAATGGCGTCTGGAACCATACCTTTCAAGAGATTTTCACGTTCGATGCATGACCGGTGGCATTTGAAGCAAGTGCCGCCCTTGGTGCAGCGCCCAAATAAGGGAAGCACAATCCCCCACCGAGTTGTTCAGCCGGTGGAAAAAACGCGCCAGCGAAGCGGCAATCGTTCTTAAACTGCATGGTCTGTGTCGATGCAGCCAGGTTGAGTGCAAACGGGCGATCAAGACGATGCAATCGCCCATAAGCAACAGGGTTACTGTGACACGCTCCGAAGCCGTTGCTGAATTCTCAACAGAAAACCGGCTTCGAAGGCATCTTGGCAGTCACCGACAGGAAAGGTCTTGCGCGTTTGCGCCAGTTCCCACCACAAAGGAATATCGGTCGTTGCCTCAAGCCAAGCCTGGGCACATTGCACACCACGCTCGATCATCGGCGAAAATTCGCTGCCCCAAGGTGTCAGAAGACTTGGGCAACCATCCGCCGCAGGAATTGAAATGTAGTTTTGGTCCATACACACCCTAAATTTCTGATTTATTGTTAGATGCTGGGCGCAGCTTCGAAAAGCGTAACGACACCAAATGAACGCTCGATACCAGGCATGAACACCAAATGGCCTAGTTGAATGCCAATGTAGACTATATCCCGTGGATTGAGAGTCCCTCAAGGCGCAATTTGCGCGCATGACTCAAGACTACGAACAACTTCGTCTGCAACTGGCGGAGAACATCCGCTGGATGCGGCGCGTAAAGAACCTTACCCAGGAGCAGCTGGCGCTCATGGCCGAGGTGGATCGCACCTACGTCAGCCAAATCGAACGATGCGCGGGCAACCCCTCGCTGTTGGTCCTGTGCAAACTCGCCAATATTTTCGAAATCACCACAGATCAACTACTTGTAGACGCCGATACCCTGCGCAGCTCCCTTCACGTCAAATAATAGACCCACGCCTCACAAATCCGATAGATCCGCCTTCATAATTCCCACTGACAGTCTTCAGTCCCTAACCGAACCTGCCCAGGCCATACACCGAGAGCCTGGATAATGCCTGTTGCCTGCTCGTCACTTCCGCCCACAAAACTAAGGCCCTTGGCGCTAAGCATTCTGCTGGCGTGCGGCCCAAGCATGGCGCTGGACACCGTCAGCATCACCTCCTCCGTGCTTTCGCCAAACTGTCTCGAATACAGGGTCGTCGGCATTTGTTTCTGGCTACTCTGCACGCCCTTCGGCTGCACAGTCAAAACCTCGACCAAGGTTCGTCATTTCATTCCTGAACTGGTCGTCTCGAGCTACGCCACCACCGGCAATAACCCCTGGACCGAGATGACCACCCTCTCCGCTCCCATCAGCGGTGCAGAAGGTGGCGGCAACCTGATCACGCCGAACGCCCGCCGCGACAACCTGCCTCGATTCAAGAACGTTGATGGCATCGGCCACCCCGGTGGCTGGGTCGCAACGCAATTGGCTTCGCAATCCGGCTATGCCTGCGCCAGCGGTGCAACTGCATTAATGCCTTACTACCTGAGTACCCTGGACTCACTGGCCTGGCGCCATGGCATCCCAGAAAGTTTCTACCCCGAATCGCTCATGCCGGGGATCCGTGAAATTGGTCGTCAGGTCTCGGGAAACATGTGGGGCAACGTTTATCCCCGGCAGGGCTTTCTGGTACAGCCCGACGATTTCAAGGCGGCCGCAGTCATGGCGCAACGCGCCGGCGATGTGATTACCCACAACTGGCAGCCGCATGTGTACTTACCACTCACGCCCGCCAAACGCGACGGCTACTGGCCGCCTGGCCCGATCGTTGAAAACGACGCTTCGACCCACAAATGGCAATTGCTCTACCCCCAGGTGCAGCCCACGTGCGCCATCTTCCCCAGCGATCCGGTACAGAGCGCGGATGGCGGCTACGCCTGGTCGCTGTGGCGTCCCTATAGCTGCTGCAAACGTGAGGGACAGACCTTCCTGTTCAGCATCGACTTCGAAGGAGGTGCTTCATGAGTCGGCTTCTCGCGCGGCCCTGGTTGGGCACGATGAGTCTGTTGCTCTGTGGACTGCTCGCCATTGCCACACATGCCTACGCCGCCGAGGGCGATTACCGTCTGGGTACTCAAGGTGAAGTACTCGACGACCGAGTGATGTACACCATTGGTGGCGGCTCGGCAGTCGGCTCACCGAGCTCGCTCTACCGACCCAGTGGTCTCGGTGTCGGCGGGTCATGGCGGGCGAACATGATGTGCGGAAACATGAGCCTCACCAACACCCTGCAAAACCAGCTGAACGGCGTCACCGAAGGTTTCCAGCAGATCATGGGCAGCATCGTGCAGAACGCGACCCAAGCCGTGATGTCGCTGCCGGCGTTGATCATCCAACGCGCCAACCCCGGCCTCTATGAGTTGTTGAGCAACGGGGTGATGCAGGGGCGTATCGACTTCGACCGCTCGAAGCTGACCTGCCAGGCCATGGCCGAGAAGATGGCGGACAAGGTCGGTCAAGCCGGCTGGGGCGCGCTGGCCAAGAACCAGGAGATGCAGGGCAATCTGGAGCAAACCGGCGGTGATGCGGTGGCCGCGGTGAAAAACACCGAGGCCCATAACGGCAACAAGGGGGTGTCCTGGGTCGGCGGCTCGAAGGCTGGCGGTGATGGGCAGACGCCCATTCGGGTGACCGCCGACGTAGTGCGCGCGGGCTACAACCTGCTGCATAACCGGTCGATGGATGACAATGCCTCGATTAGTAATAGCGATTGCCTGGGTGGGGCCATTTGCCAGACCTGGGCTTCGCCCCAGGAGGAATCCGAATGGGCCGTTCGCGTGCTGGGCGAAACTGAAGTCACGACCTGCGATACCTGCGAAACCCTGCGTGCGACCGCTGGCAGCGGACTGACGCCGCTGATCCAGGAGGCCTACAGCGAACGCCTCAAGGCCCTGCAAGGGCTGCTGTCTGGCTCACTGCCGCCTACCCCTGACAATCTGGCTAAAGCCTCCAGCCCAATGCTGCCGGTAACCCGTGGCGTGGTCGAAGCCCTGCGCGACGATCCCGACCAGGATCTGTTGGCACGGCGCCTGGCCAGTGAGACGGCCTTGTCCAGTGTGCTCGACAAAGCGTTGCTGCTACTGCGCACCCTGTTGGCGGGCAGTCACGAACCGAACATCGCCTCCGCCGAGCCGGCCCAAACCGCCTTGACGAAAAACATCGACGCTCTGGAGCGCGAAATCCGCCTGCTGCAGACCGAACTGCAGGTCCGGCAGATGCTGGCCACCAATACCGCCAGCCTAGTGCTCGATCGGCATGCCGGCGGTGCTGATGCTTCGCGCACCGTCGAGCAAGGCGACCCTGAGCCGGGCCGACTCAATGACGCTGACGCCAGGCGCAAGTGAGCCATGAAACGCTCACCGCTATTCACTTTGCTTTCGAGTCTGGGGATTGCCGCAGTGATGATCCTGACCGCCGCACTGGTCGCATGGATCGGCCACGCTGCGCTGGGCAGCTTCGAGGTCTGGCAGCAGGCATTCGAATCCGTAAGGCCCTATCTGCAGTGGTGGCGTGCCCTGCTCTACGGCGCCCTCTTCGCGCTGTGGGTGGATCTGCTTCGGCGCTACCGACATCGACCACAGGATCGACTGCGCGTGAAACGCATCGGGGCATTAGGGCTCGTGCTCTTTACCTTCGTCGAACTCACCCGACTGTGAGGTCACCACCATGCTCATGAGCACCAACAGCTACTTGGAGTTTTACCTCTCCCTGCTGGCCTGGATCATCAACAACGGACTCTGGAGCGTCCTGTCCGACACCGGACTGTTCGCCGCGCCCTTTGGCGCGATCATCCTCCAGGAATGGCTGTCAGCCCGTCAGCAAGGCGCGGATGAGGGAAACAAGGGATTGCTCTCGGTGCCACGGATCGAGAACCGGTTGTGGCTGGCCTACATCGTCGTATTGTTCGGCTGCGCGCCGGTCTTTCCGTTGAGCCTCTCGTCAATGACGTTCGATGATGCGGCAAGTCAGCGCTGCGGCGTAAATGTGGCCAAGCCAGCGGAAACCGCCTGGGGGACAACCTTCAATACCATCGGCGAACGCTCCGCCAACGTACCGATCTGGTGGTTTCTAGTGCATGCCTTGAGCAAAGGAGTAACCGCCGCAGCCACCGCCTCCATTCCCTGCGCACCGGATATTCGGCAGATGCGCATGGAGATCGACAGCTCGCGTATCAACAGCCAGGTACTGCTGCAGGAAGTCGCCGACTTCACCCGCGACTGTTATGGCTATTCCCGTTCTCGGTTGTTTACCAATCGCCCGCAACTGGACAAGGCACAAAGTCACGACGCGTCCTGGATCGGCTCAAGCTATCTTCTCGACACGCCCGGCTACTACGACACGGATCGTTCACGCACACCGCGAATCAGTTGGCCGTATGACGAAAGCCGCGATGTTTCCTTGCCGCGGCTGGAGAGTGCCGCGGGCTACCCCACTTGCAAGCAGTGGTGGAGCGACAGCGGTGTTGGCTTGCGCGAGCAGTTGATCCAGCAGGTTGATCCCTCTCTGCTGACTCAGCTGAAAAATTGGCTGACTGGCCGCTCGAGCAACGACATCGAGGATGCCACCCTGCGCGAACTGGTCAGTCCGCGCCAGCAATCGATGTCCATGTCGCCCGGACAGGTGTACCAGGACTATGGTTCCAGCGCTCGTGGCGGCTCGATCAATCAGGGGCTCAATAACCTAGCCACCAATACCGGGCTGGCCCTCGGTTCCTTCAGCAACTTCCCGGCAATGAATGCACTACGCGCCGCCTTGCCGATGGTGCAGGCGTTCCTGATCATGGGCGTCATCATCAGCTTGCCGCTGATCCTGCTGGTCAGTACCTACCAGTTGAAAACTGTCATGACCGTGACGTTCGCGCTGTTCACCTTACACATGCTGAGCTTCTGGTGGGAACTCGCTCGCTGGATCGACTCCAGCATGCTCGATACGCTGTACAACCAGGTTTCGGCTTCCAATCAAGTGCTGTTATCGCTGCCCACATCCGGCTTCATGGATGGAACCGTCACGGCACAGGTGATCGAGTATGTGATGGGGGCGATGTTCATCGTGCTACCAATGCTGTTTCTAGGGGCCATGAGCTGGGCAGGATATTCAGTCGGCAACGGGATTCAAGGCATGTTGGCGAACGGTAGCAAAGCCGCAAGTGATTCAGCGAGCAAAGGTACGGATCAAATATTGGGTGCTGCAAAACGTTCAATTAGATGACTTGCTGTCGCCTATATAATGCCCATTGTCATCGAAGTCACCGATGTAGAGATCAGCACCTAGGTAGTCTGGCCCTGGACTTTCCTCTTGATGATCGGAACCAACAAAAGCCCTGAACCATAGCAAAGTGATGACAGCCAGCATCATCACAAAAAAAGTAACCAGCCAAACACTGACAAAGAGCAATCCTCCGATCAATGCCAGTTTGGCAATCAGAAAGCTCCCGCGAACAAGTAATTTACCTGCGGGCATACCTGCCGTCACCGCACGCTCAGCCAGGCGGGACTCAAACGCTTGCAATTTGCGATAACCACGCTTTACCGACGTGCCACATGCGTACGCCCAGCTGTGGCCACGTGAATTCTGAACAGGTTGCTGAGTCGGCATGCTCTCGCACTCTTCTGAGCGTTTTCATGGTTGAGACAGGAGTAACAGCCTACTACTGAAAACTGTCCGTGCCTGACCGTTTATCAGTTTGCCCAGCCGAAAAAATCTTCACTGGAAGACAGAAGACAAGCCCCGTGAAAAAGCCTATCTACAGTGATTGACCCAGATAAATCGTCCAGCTAAATACAAGGTACGGATCGCTGTTATCGACAGCACTTTCCCAGGTAGCCAGAACCTTCAAGGCTCCGTCACTTCGATGATGGTTCTCCCCAAGTGCGATTAGCGTTCGGTGGCTCGCACGGTGACCGTTGCTACGATGATGAACGCCTACTGCTCTCCTGAGCGCCTTTCGAGCGCTGCTCGTGAGATAAGCCCTCTTGATTTTCTTCAACCCACTGCGGGGAAATCTTTCCCCGCACAGGGCAGGTTTCTTCGCGTATTCAACGGAGACATACCATGCCCGACTCACTTACACCGCAAACACTGAACACCCTTCGGTTGCCCATCGTGTTCACCCCTGGCGCGTGGCAACGCGCAGTACTGCTCGAGCAATCCGATCACGCTGAGAAGCTGCAGGTCGATCGGTTGAGCCACGTATTGCGCGCAGCCTTCGAAGCCCACCTGGCCTATCCACACAAGCCCTACGTGCTGTTCGAGGTAATCCACATTGAACCAACCGATCACTTACACCACGACCCGTTGCTGCAATTGAGTCTGAGCCTACTCCAAGAACCGGGTCAGCCTGCCGCCTTGCTGATAGCGCTTGCAGGAGAACACCAGCGCTAAGCGCAATGGGCGGCGCCCACCTCCACATTCGGGCGGCATGCAAGACCTGCATCAATCCAACCCATCACCCAACCGGGGAACCCTCCCCCGACGGGCAAGGCGTTCCTCCGTTTTCTCTCGAGGAAATTGCCATGCGCGATATCTACCAAGACGTAACTGACAAGATCGTTACCGCGTTAGACCAAGGCGTTGCTCCCTGGATCAAACCCTGGTCCTCAAGTGGCTCCGCTTACATCGGTCATCAACCCTACCCCGTCAACGCCATCACACGACGTCCGTATTCGGGCATCAATTTACCGCTGCTCTGGGCCGAGGCCAGGTTGCAGGGGTTCACTCAAGATCGTTGGCTGACCTTCAACCAAGCCAAAAAGACCGGTGGGCACATTCGTAAGGGTGAGCACAGCACTCTGGCGGTGCTCTACAAGCCGATGGAGCGCGAGGAACAGACCGAGTCAGGCCAACCCGTACTCGATGAAAACGGTCAACCCAAGGTCGCTCACTTCGGCATTCTCAGGACACATTTTCTGTTCAACATCGAGCAAACGGAGGGGCTCGAAATGCTCAATGAAACCCTGCTCGAGACGGAACAGAGTGATCCCTTCCAGCCCAACAGCGCCGCGGAAAATCTGCTATTAAGTTCAGGTGCACGCATCGTTCATCGGCCTGCCGACGAAGCCTTTTACCACCCGATCAGGGATCTCATCCAACTGCCGACAAAAGCACAATTTCACGATGAAGGCGGGTACTACGCCACGGCACTTCATGAGCTGACGCACTGGACCGGGCATCACTCTCGGTTGCAGCGCGAAGGCATGACGTCAGCCTGTCCGTTCGGCTCGCCAGGCTACGCGTTTGAGGAGTTGATCGCCGAGATGGGCGCTGCGTTTTTATGTGCCTACACCGGTATACAGGGAGAACTTAGGCACGAGGGCTACATTGACTCCTGGCTCGGCCTGCTCAAGGCTGACAAACGCGCGATCTTCCGCGCCAGTGGCCAGGCCCGAAGCGCCTCGGAGTATGTACTCAACCTGGAGCAGCAACTGAAGCAAGCGGTCTTGGATGACTCACTATGCATGAACGATGGAGCTTGATCGTTACCTCACCGCTGCAAACGCTTCACAGGGCCCAACGCGAGTTGAGCCCTTTTTTCTGTTTCCAGAAAACAGACGGCGGGCCCCTCACGCAAAGAAAAAGAGAGGGGCGCACACCCGCAGCATGCCGTTATGTATCCAGGTTCTGCGCCAGAAAATCCACCAGCTCGAGCGGACTCCGGCTGTCGATCACCTTGTAGATCAGATCGCGTTTACTGCGCGGTAACTTCTTGACCACGCTCTTCGCCGAGGCCCTGACGGCTTCGTCGGTCCCATGGATACGTGCCGCGAGCAGCAGCACGAGCGTGGCGTCAGTAAGGTTCATGGCAAGACCCAAAAAATAGGCACCGCAGTGTACCGACTCTTTTCTTTTCCGTACTAGCCCCCAAAAAAATGATGCCTAGCAGTATCCATATTCCGATTGCCTCACAAAGGGACACGAGCCAAAAGGACGGGTAAGGGTTGGAAGGGAATGGGCACTCAAGGGTAAGAGCGCTATCCGAAAAGGCTAAAAGGCCAATGACCCAGCCACTTCCCGGAGATCACGATGCTCAGCCTGTTTCGCCGCAAAAGGCAGAAGCCCCCTCCGCCACCGACCGTCAACGTCGCCGAAGGTTACCTGCCCATCGAGTCGGCTCACAGTTTGTTAGCCGCGGAACACCGCCGCCAGTTGCTCGACCGCATCTGGCAGTACACCGCCCTCTCCCACGCGCAGTTCACCCAGCTCTATATAAATCCGATCCATCGCTACGCCGAACAGGTCCAGCAACTGCCTGCCAGCGAGACGCACCACCATGCTTACCTTGGCGGCATGCTCGACCATGGACTGGAACTGGTCGCTTGCAGTTTGAAACTGCGTCAGTCGTATCTGCTGCCAACCGGCGCTGCGCCCGAAGACCAAGCCGCCCAGACCGATGCCTGGTCGGCGGGTATTGCTTATGGTGCCCTTCTGCATGACATCGGCAAGATCGCCGTGGACCTGCTAGTCGAACGCCAGGATGGCCGTGTTTGGCATCCTTGGCAGGGTCCCCTGGATCAGCCCTACCGCTTTCGCTACCTCAAAGGTCGCGATTATCACCTGCACGGCGCCGCCGCAGGCTTGCTCTACACCCAGATTCTCAACCGACCGATCCTCGATTGGCTGAGTGGCTTTCCGCCGCTGTGGGCGAGTCTGCTGTATGTCCTAGCCGGCCAGTATGAACGCGCCGGCGTGCTGGGCGAGTTGGTGATTCAAGCCGACCGGGTCTCCACCGCACAGAACATCGGTGGCAACCCAAGCAAGGCGTTGCAAGCGCCGATTCATACGCTGCAACATCACTTGATCAGCGGACTGCGTCATCTCGTTCAGCACGAGCTGAAACTCAACCAGCCAGGGGCCGCGGGATGGCTGACCCAGGACTCCCTGTGGTTGGTTAGTAAGGCAGTCACGGACAAACTCCGAGCTTATTTGCTTTCACAAGCGATAGAAGGCATTCCGTCGTCCAACATTGCTGTGTTCGACGAACTGCAATCGCATGGATTGGTTGAGTCCACGCCGGAAGGCAAAGCCATCTGGACTGCGCTTGTCACGCAGGGAAACTGGCAGCAGAGCTTTACCTTTCTGCGCCTTCAACCGGCGTTGATTTGGGCGAACGAAGACCGACCTGAAGCTTTCAGCGGAACGGTAAGCTTCGCAGTCGATGACCACTCAACTGACGCTCCGGCATCGCCACTAGCACCCAAGGTTGTCAGTAGAGGATCAGATCAAAGCCCATCACAGCCAGATCCCGTAGCCACGGAAGATGCCGACTACTTAGGAGCGTTGCTGGATATGTTCGAAATGGCAGAACCCGAGGCACGTGATGCACCGTCAGCAAACGCTCTCGAAATCTCAAATCCTCCTTCGAATAACCCTGGCCAGGCATTCTTGAATTGGGTCAAGGAAAGCATCCTGAGCCACAAACTGGTCATCAATGACAGCAAGGCCAAAATCCACACGGTGAGTGGCAGCGTATTTCTGGTCACGCCTGGTCTCTTCCAACGCTATGCGCAGGAGTTCCCTGGTATCTCTCAGGGTGCCAATCAAGAGACTGAAGAATGGCGTTGGGTGCAGAAGCAATTCGAAAAATTGAAGGTCCACAGGAAGCGTGACGACGGTCTAAATATCTGGGCTTGTCAGGTCGAAGGTCCCCGTAAGAAGGCAAAACTCAAAGGCTATTTGCTAGAAGAACCAGCACTATTGTTCAAAGCTGCGGCCGTACCTACCGATAATCCCTTTCTTAAGCTCGAAAAAGCTTAAATCTCCGTAGCATCCCATTGGGTGCTCGACATGCACAATCAACTCGGGGCAGCGCTCATTACTGAACCGTTCCGTTGCCGCTCTCCAGGAGCTCATAGAGTTCGATGGTTGATTGGCTTAGTCTCAAAGTTTTTTGGGGCGCCCTGCTTGACGATAATATCATCATGACACCTATACTCGTGCAGCATCATCGGGCCTCGAGGACGTGAGCTTGATCGACCGAAGTGTCAATCGACGATCGTTGTCGTTCGCCGCGCAGCGACTATGTGGCTGCTGGTTTTCAGGCTTTTTTTGTAGGGCATGATGCGATATGCGTTAAAGAGCAAATCATCTGAACTTCAGTCTCTGAAGCGATGCATTGGCTGCCGATCCGACGTAAGACTGACCGAGGGCACGGAATGCACATCGTTGGTGGTCTATATCGCGAGTTATGTGATGTACCGTTCTGGGACTCTACGCTGGGCTCTGGAGGTCGCGCTGCCTTGGCCGCCAACGCACTGGCTTCGGGTGTCGAGTTTTCCACTTATGCCTCCCCCGCTGATCGCTCCGCATTGGTTTCGCTGGAGTCGCAGGGAATCATCACGCATGCCGCTACCAGGCCATCGCCAATAGTCTTTGCGTATTTCCACCCCCTTTCTTCGCCCCATATTGAGCCACCCCGCGCGTCCATCAACCGCGAAAACTCGATATCGGTGACTGGGAACGCCGTTTTGCGCTTCGGCTTTCTTGAGGGAGATGCGGTGGTCACGGCGAATCGGGCCGTATACGACCCGCAAACCTGGCATAACCCGCCATCGTTTGGAGCCAATGGGTCGACGGCCAGAGAATTGGCCCTAGTAATGAATGAACTGGAAGTGCGCCAGATAACTGGAATCGATGAGTTGCACTTAGCGGCGCAACACCTGCTGAAAAAACAACGCGCACAGGTTGTCGTGATCAAACAAGGTGCACGTGGCGCCTCAGTTTACGAGGGTGTAGGCAAGATTTCACACATACCGGCTTATCGTTCCAGCAGTGTTTTTAAAATCGGAACAGGTGACATATTTACTGCCGTATTTGCGGTTCATTGGGCGCAAGGCGAACTGCCGCCTCACCAAGCTGCAGATCTGGCGTCACGGTCGGTATCTGTCTATTGCGATACCCGTGCGTTCGAGTTTGATGAATCCATCCTCAAGCAACGTCAGCCTATCTCATCTTGGAGAGGTGGCAGGGTTCGTCTTGAAGGTGGTGTTGATTCACTAGGACAGCGATACACGATGGAAGAAGCCCGGTTTGCATTGCGCGAACTGGGTGTTGATGTGACATGTCCACAGATTGAAGTGGCAAACGCTGGCTGGAATACGGATGCGACCTTGGTAATAAATGATGAGTTGTCGGTGGAGTCCCTGGCACGAATTGCAGAAGACCGAGCCCGATCAATTCCGATCATCACACTCCACGAGCGCACTACTGCCGCGAGTGTATTAACCGTTGCAACAGAGACAACGGATGACTTCACGACAGCAATGTACCTCGCAGTCTGGGCTGCTGGCGAAGCCGCTGCCACTCACTGAAAGATAAAACAATAATCGGCATCGCCCGCAGGGTCATGCAACGGAATGTAACCAGCTGAGGCCAGATCGATCCATGGCGGACGTCTATATCATATATGCCAAAGAAAATAGCAAGACAGCGCTGAAGGTTCGCGATCTCCTCTCCGCGTCCTGGAGCGTGTGGCTAGACGATTTGATAGTTGGCGACTTCAGTGTCGCGATTACAGAAAATCTCAAAGAAGCGAAATGCGTCGTTGCTCTATATTCCTCATTTGCTCACAAGCACACCATCACTGGCGAGTTGAGCTTGGCAGAAAAATATCAAAAGAAGGTCGTCCCTCTCATTTTGGATGACAGTGATCCGCCGTACCCATATGGTCACTTCAGCAGTGTTGATTTCCGGTCATGGCAGGGCGAAGCAGATCACTCATGCTTTCAGTTGCTGCAGAAGAAAATCGGGCTCGTTGTACCTCCTCAGGGTAAGCCCGTCCGGTTAGCCACGATAGCTGACGGTGCGCTTGCCCTTCCTAATGTCTTCATGTCTGTTTCGTCACACGAGACACAGTTCGATCCCGTAGAAGCGTTGGAAGCATTAACGGTGTATCCGACGCGCTCGATTCTTGTTTCTGCCTATGACCTGGTTAATTCTGAATCGCGACACAAGATGATTGCTGAAATAACGACCTATCGAGACCTAGGCGGTTTTGTTCTCATCGACTCGGGCAATTATGAGGCTTACCGCCTGAATGACAAACAGTGGAAGCCATCGAACCTGAAGCGCGCGCTAACCGATACGCCACACGATTGGGCGTTCTGTTTTGACAACATGACCCCCAGTGACAAATTCGAAGTGGCGGTCAGGCAGGTCATAAAAGCAGTGGAGCGCGACGCCAAGCACACCTCTGCTCCGGTGCTACCCATCATTCACGTCAAGCAGACCCCTAAGGGGCTCGAAAGACTTCCTCGGATCGTCAGGGCGATATCCGAGCACCTGCAACCGCCTATCATCGCCATTCCGGAAAGGGAACTGGGTGCGGGCCTTGCGCAGCGTGCATTGACTGTCAGACATATCAGGGATGAACTGGACAAGCTGCCCTATTATCAACCCATTCATCTACTGGGCACTGGAAACCCGTGGAGCATTGCACTACTGGCGGCCGCTGGCGCGGACACGTTCGACGGTCTTGAGTGGTGTCGGTTTGCGGTAGATCCTGAGCTTGAGCGGCTTCACCACTTCCAACACTTCGACTTTTTCAAAACGAAAAGGATCCGAAGTGAATTTATGGATAGGGTGATGGCAAACAACAACATAGGCTACGCAGGCAAGGTTGCGTTCCACAATCTAGAGTATTATGCGGAGTTTGGCCGAATCATGCGTGACATGTATTCGAAAGGCCGCGAAGAACCGTTCGCCATGGGAGTTACCGGCATGAAAAGCGCCGAGCTTCGATCGCTATTCCCAGGAATTTTTCTATGACCACTTATAGCGCTGAAGCGCTCTGCAGAGCTGTCGCTGCGGTCTGTCCAGATATTCGCACACGCATCGAAGCCGGCGCAGTGTCTGACGAGCGTCATCTATGGTGGGAGCTTTCTTGCTGCATTCTCAGTAGCCAGGTCCCCTACCCGCTCGCTATGGCAGCCGCCGATGCCATCGATGAACGTGGCTATCTTTATCACAACAAACAACACAGCGAGCACCTTGCCGAGAAATTGTTTGAAGTGCTCAGAACCCCTCTCGTTGTCGACGGCAAAATGCGCACTTACAGGTTTCCCAGGGCAAAAGCCGGTCACTTAGCGTCCACGTGGGCGGCCGTAGCAAGCATTGGCGGCTCACTCAAGGCGCTGATCAGTGGTGACGTCAGTGATGTACGCGCGTGGCTAGTGGCCCATGCATCCGGTATGGGGCCCAAGCAAGCCAGTATGTTTTTGCGCAATTGCGGGGTTACTTATGACTTGGCAATCCTTGATCGGCACGTGCTCAATTACATGTCTGCTCAGGGGATATATTCAGGCACTCAGGTATCCATATCCGGATTGAATCAGTATGGCAGGCATGAAGACAGGCTTCGTGACCATGCCCGGGAAATGGATTGCCCGGTTGGTCTTTTGGATTGGGCCATATGGATCGTTATGCGCGTTGCAAATCGCAAGCAGGAGGCTGTTTTAGTATGAGTATCGTGACACTGGTTTCCGGAGGCCTAGACTCTACGCTCGTCGCCAAGTTGGCACAGGAGCAAGGCCTGCAGATATTTCCACTCTTTGTAGATTATGGTCAACGCGCCCGCGACCGAGAGCTCGCAGCCTGCAAGCTGGCCATGCAGAAGCTTGGACTTCCTGAGCCCGAAATTGCCGGTCTGTCGGGATTTGGCAGGTTGATTCGCTCGGGACTCACCGACCCGACCTTGCACATCATTGACGACGCCTTCACTCCCGGCCGGAACATGCTTTTTCTGTTGACCGCCGCCGCTTACGCCCATCAGAAAAACGCCGATGCGATCTCCATCGGATTGCTTCACGAAAGCACCAGCCTTTTTCCTGATCAGACCTCCGGATTCCTCGAGGAGGCTGAGCGCATGATAACTCTATGCATGGGCCGGAATATCAAGGTGCTTGCACCGCTCTCATCGTTCACCAAACCTGACGTCGTGACGCTGGCAGCCGAGAAAGGCATCTCTCAGACCTACTCGTGCCACCTGGGTGAAGAACAGCCGTGCGGCAACTGTATCGCCTGCAACGAATTCAAATTTGAGGGTGCCAATGATGGGCGGTAGCAGCACAGGTGGATGGAGCCGACTCGGTGATGTCAGGTCACTGGAGCAAAAAGCCAAGGCTGCTCTAAATGAGGGCAAGCGCAACGTGTTCATCAGTTTTGCCACTGAGGACATGGCTGAGGTCAATCTGCTCAGGGGACAGGCAAAAAACGATAACAATGACATCGAGTTCAATGATCATTCAGTCCGCGAACCCTACGACAGTGAGCAGGCGGAGTACATCAAGCGCAAGATCGCCGAGCGCATCAACCGCTCATCTATCACTGTGGTCTTCATTTCCAAGGACACTGCCCAGAGCAAGTGGGTGAAATGGGAGGTAGAAAAGAGCCTAGAGCTTGGCAAGAAGGTTGTAGCTGTGCATTCCGGTAAGCAGTTCGGCGCAGCTGAGCCTAAATGGGTATCGGAACACAAGATCAAAACCGTACCCTGGTCGAAGCTCTCCGACGAGCTTAAATAAGCTGCCGGCAGGAAGGTGTTTAGCTTCTGAAACTAGCGCCCTACTCCTGCCAGTAGTCGTTCGCACGCGAGGCGCTGTCAGTTGTCCTTCCTTGCCTCCCACTGAGTGTGCTCACGAGAAAATGCGTTCTCAGCGTCACCTACAAATGTCGACAAATGCTCATCTTTTTTCAGCTCATCGGCCTGTTCACGTATAAGCGTAATCTCATGCGCAGTCAGTGCGTAAGACGCCGATAGCTCAGTGAAGCGTTTTGCCTGCATCCACGTCAGAATACTTGCTGCAACAGCGATCAGCACGTCAGTCGGAAAGTATTGGTATTCCACGTTGGCGATCTTGATCAGCGCACATCCAAAAGCGATGGCGTTAACGGCGATCAATGTAATGAAGAAATACTTGGCGGCCTGGGCGTTGAAGTTAGCTTTACGTGAATACCATCCCAGTTGGTCGTTGATCCGGGATTCGATGTACGTATCGCGCCGGGTTTCGAAATCACCGGCCCTCATCAGCTTCATCTTGTACGTAATTTGCTGGGCCGGCAGATGCGTGAGCAGCTTGTTCGACACGCCTGGGTTTTGCTCAACCACTTGCGTAAGCTTTGCCAGCAAATGCTTCTTGGCCGCCTCGTCGCTTTCATGAAAAGGCTCTGCGCGGGACACGTAGCGCCACACCATGGTTTTGATTGATTCGGCGACGGCACGCCCCGAATACCAAAGCCGCTCAGGCCGCTGTGTCGCCAAATACACAGAGCTGGCTAATGCGCCGGCTAAAAGAGCCGCCTGCAGGGCCGCTGCACCCCAGTGAGGATAATTGATAACCGAGACGACTGCGGCCACCACCAACAGCGCCAGGTTAGTGAGCAGCGCGGCAAGAAAATGCTTCTGAGCGGAACCCGACAGCTCATCGGCGGCCTGATAGAGACCAGGGAAATCAGAAATCTGCATCAAGGAACCTCATAGCCGAGTTTTTGATACACGGCTGGCGGATAGAAATAGTTGCCACGCTCACTTGCCGTGGGGTTCGCCAGGGCATGAGCAATAATGGCAGGGGAATACGGGACGAACACTGCCCCAACGTCCTGCAGGATGGGAGGGCAAAGATCAGCATTCACCTGGCGGGCTCCGTCCAGGTTGATGCCGATGAGCTTGCACCCCTTCTCTATCGCTACCTGTATCTCCCAACGCACGTATTTGTGTTTCGAACGCGTGTCCCTGCCAATCAGCAGTGCGAAGGTGCCGGCCATATCAATCCTTTCCCGGCATTTGCGCTTGATGTAATCCTCGTCTTCCGAGTTCAACGCCATGTTCAACTGGCAGTCGGCGAAATCAAAATCGATCCGAGTGTTTTTCTTCCACGCCCCCATCAGTTCATACATGTGTCGGTCTGTGCTGCTGAAGCCGACGAATGTTCTGGGCAACCCCATTTCGCTGTTCCTTTCTTGAAGTCGTTGGTTGAGCATTGTCGATAACCTCAAACGGTCAGTGCTGAGACGGGGCCACCGCTGCGAGCCGTTTCTCTCGGGTTGCTAACACGTGACTTTTGCCCGCCTGATAAGTATCAACCTCCCATTGAGCAATGAAGGCTCCCATAAAATGATTCTCGAACGTCTCGGCTTGCGTGGCGTCTCCGACCGCAAAATAGCAGTTGGCCAAAGTCGCATACACCCAGCGTCTGTCGCTGCGTTCAATGAAATCGGGAGACTCCAGCACAGGCAACAGAATCCTCAAAATCGCTTCACGGATTTTCTGCGCGCACATGAAGTCGAACATTCTCTCCGCGTCTTCTGTTTGTATTTGCGCTCGAAACTCGAAGCACAGCGCAAGGTTTTCGCCGTTGTAATAGTCACGCTTGACCTCAAAGCCTCGGCGATAAAAAGCAATGGCGGAGTCAAGTGAAGCTCTATCACCCTCAAGCAGCCAGATTCGCTTGACGATCGCTCCCGCAATGCCAACAGTCTCGGGGTCATTCGAGCTTTCAGGATTGAGGGGGCTAAGCACTTCCATGGCAGCTCGCAGCGCGGCGAGCTCATTAGGAATCTTTGACTTATAGGTGCTCAGTGCAAGCTTTTGCAAAATATCAGGCTCACCAGGCTTCATATCCCTTGCAGCAGCAAACTCTACGCTGGCAGCATGATGTTGACTCTGCCGCATCAACTTTTCACCTTCGCGCATGTGATGAAAAAGTCGTTGTTGAGCGGCTTCTGCTTCATCGACCAACTCTTCAAACTCTTCATCCGACATACTCGGCGAGCGCAACCTGGGCAGGAACGTATAAACTGGACTGTCGATAGCCTGGGCGGCCATCACGGCCTCAATCAGGTTACCCAGGGCCTCCGTGGCGCGCCGCGCCTCACGTGCAAGAATGTCCTCACCAAAATGCGAATACTGGAAAGTGCTGATGTGATTGAGGTCAAAGTACAGCTTGCCCTTGTCCTCGCTCATGACGATGGTCGAATTCGGTCTCAGCGCGTGACGTACTCCCAGTTCGTAGACGGCGTTTACGTTTCCCGTGGAAATATCGGCGATGACCAGATCAGCCCTGAGCAGCAGGTCGTACATTTTTACGTCGATAAGTCCCGACTGCATGATCTCGTCAGCCCGAACGCAGCGTAAGCCGCGGCTGGTGACAGCGGGCTCGATAATCGTTTCGTACGTTGCATTCAGGTCGAGCGTGCGACCAGACTCATACTCGGTTTTCTTGCCATACCCCATCACGACAAAGCATAACTTCATCACAGCGATCTCTTACTCGCAAAAATGTTTGATCAAAATCGCGGCTGTCTATCGATCCTGTTCGAGCACAAGCTAAGCCCATGCAAGGCTCATTGATGAGCCCTCGAAAGATATGAAGCAACCACGAATTCGATCTCCGGCAAAAGGGCAAATCTGAATCGTGCGACGCACATAGAGCATTGTTTTGAGGTCTGTCAGGCCAACGGCGGCTAAGGCAGACAACGGGGCTATCCCTACCATCTGGCGGATGATTTTTAGATTATTGGTTGATCATCAATGCTGGCCAAAACGCCTGGTTAATTACAAGACTGACCGCTTGGTTCGAGTTCTTCTTAACCCCGTCCATGAGCGCTTTGTTGTAGCTAAAATCATAAATAAACTTAGGATCGTCCGAGTTGATTCGAATGCCCAGGAATCCATACCAAAGCAGCAGATCTACCGCGCGACTCGCCTTCTGCTGATCAAGCCCAGACTTAAGGAGAGTATCCATCACCTGCTGCTCAGAAAGGTCGGCGGATGATGCGACGAAAGCGTAGAGAAGGCCTTCAGTCTCATCGGACACGTCCTGAAGCTCGTAGCCAATATCGCGCAGCAGATCCGCTGAATAGGCCGCGATGCCTTTCTCAATGTCGCTGCCTTCGATAATCTCGTGGTTGAGGTTGATGGCAAAGCTCTTGCAATGATTGATCAGATTCAAGAGAAAGCGTGGTCTCATCAAGGAACGCTCTATCAGAAACTGAGACGTTTCCTCGCCCTTGTAATGGCTTACAAAAAGCCGCAGCCAGGCCGACTTGAAGTCCAGGTCTTCTTCAAGACCGTTGGACACGATTCGCAAACGAACGAGCTCGCGTAACAAGTCAGAATCCGTCCAATCCAGCACCACACTGGCTTCCTTGCCGCGGTCAGACGTCTCCTTGACCAGCAGCTCGTAGACGTCGTTGCGTAGGAACACTACCGAGCGCACCTTGATGTTGTCGCTGCTGAACTGACGTTCAATTTTTCGCGTAGCGTCGATCAAAGCTCTGACCATAAGCAGGTCTTCATGCTTCAGTCCGGACGTTGGCCAGCCATTATCAATATTGTCGAAGAGAAGCCATAGCACCTGCTTGTTCTCAAGGTAACGTCCCAGCTTTTGTTTGAGTTGCTTTACGTCATGCTTGTACAGGAGTTCGGTCACTTCGAATGAGCTCAGATTGACGCTTTTGGTTGAACCGTACTTGGATTGGTATTCGGAGTAGATTTTCTCCATGAGCATCGACATGCGCTCAGAAAAATCGCCTTCTGAATCGTAATCTTCTCCCCGATACAGCTCGGCGAGCTCGCGATAGCCTTCATACAGCCTATGATCATGGATGTGACGCTGTTTGTCTTTTTCCAAAATCTTGTAGCAAATTTCCAGCAGTAGCACGTACTCCCAAAACGCCGTGATTGTGTGCTGGTAGGTGCCTTCGGAAAGAAACTGAAGGATGCGTTCTTTGAATTTGATGAGTTTGTAGCCGTCTGGCTTCAAATCCAAAACGATATTCTTGTTACGGTTTTTGTCGCGCTCGGCATCCCTGATTTGAAGAAAGATGGCTGATTTTCCAGAACCCTTACGACCGACGACCAAATGCGCCTCGCCACGCAACGATTTCAGAAACTGATCGGTCTCCAGATAATAACGTTCGAGATCCCGCATTTCGTTCTCGGCAGATGTCGCGCCGAGGTTGAGTTTTTTGATAAATGACCGCTCGGGTTTCGCGCCAGAAGCCTCAAGCTGCTGAAACGCTTGGGTCACATCGGACGCAAACACCTCAATGGCGCGGTTAACATCATTCGGATGGTAGGTAACCTGGACAAAGTCTCGATAATCCACTGGGACCGGCTCATCGCCTGACTGAAGAATGCACATCGCCTTGCCCATGCCATCGGCCAAACCAGCAATGAAGGCGGCTCGCATGTTGTGGATGGCCGCTCCTGTCGCCCCAGTAGATAGCAACGGAACCACAACTCCATAGGATTGTGCGACCTGATTGATCGCGTCATAGGCCGAAAGCCTGGGAGTTTCGTTTGGATCAAAGTTACGGAAGATGAAGCCGCCCTTTTTGATTCTCGAGATGATGCGGGTCGACCAGTCGGTTTTGTGCGGTGTATCCAACAAATAAACCGGTGCCTTGAGATTGAGCGCAGCAGACACGTCAATCGATTTCCAGGCTGACGCGTTGTTCAAGAAACCGCTCAGCTCAGGCGAGTTCTGGTATTCCTGAAACCCAAGGGTGTCAAAAATACCGACATCGGAAATTTTCAACCCCTGCGACTGGAGGCTTTTGTTTTTGACAAGCAGAACGCGCTTTGATTTACCAAGGGCGTAGCCAATTTCATACGTGACGTTGAAATTTAGCTCACTGATGTCAGCAACCAGGAAATCGGCTGCATCAATACTTGCCAGCACTTCGTCAGAGATGAAGTGACCGACGATGTCCAAGGCCCTCCAGGTAGACACAACCGTTTTCGTATTGGTTCTTGAGCTGGTAGCAACAGCACTCTCAATGGTTTGCCCTATCTCGGCAGGCGTTGACGCGTAAGCAAAAAAGCCAATGACGTCCTTCATATCCTTTCCCTGAAATAACAACCGGTTGTTCTCGTGTCTTCAGGATAACGACCACCATGCCGATGGTAAATGGCTATCAGTATGCCCATCACATGCTAGAGCTAGGATCAAGACCACTAGTTGGTGTCGAAGGCCCCCGGATCGTACACGTAGCCTGGCTTCCAGGCAGTCATAGGTTCAGCGACCACCTCTATTGGGCTATAGATCTCGGCCGCTTGCTTTGCGTCTCCACGACAGAGATGAATCACATCTTTCGCCTGCTGCTTGGCTTTGCATTACGGCGGGATCTTCTCCCACAAGATTGCGCCCATGCTGGGCGCACCGAAAAAGGACCCGAAGTTCCTGATTTCAACTAACGCCCACGTTGCTGCTTATGCCAAAGCTGTCGCTAGCTCACAGCCCTTGAGATACCAAAGCTACCTAGATCTAGAATATCCGTGGGAGTAAATGTGGGAGTATTTTTTCAGACATGAAAAAGCCCAACCTGTGAAGATTGGGCTAAGTCATTGAAAAATATGGTCGGGACGGAGTGATTCGAACACTCGACCCCTAGCACCCCATGCACGCAGTAAACCTGTGAGACCTTGTTAAGTAGCTGTTTTTATTGGCGCTCGCTGCAATCGACTGCCCACAAGAGCTTACAAGCGCGTGAGAGAGTCACGCAAATGTCACGCACCCGCCCCGGCGTCCTGCCGACGAACACCACTCCCCAAACCTGCACCACCTCGATTACTGTAAGCACATACAGTACTTGAGATTCACGCTATGAACGTAGACATGGACACCGATGATTGGCTCGGCTGCCCCACTCAGCTGGAGATGTACCAGCACCAGTGCTCCATCCTCGTGGATGAGTTGGTGGAGACTGAGCGCATGCTGCGTCGAGCGCGGGCGAATATTGCCGGCCTAGTGCAGATGAATGATCTGCTGATGACAGGAAAGGATCAGGCGGAGACCTCCTTGAAAGACGCCCTATCCCAAGTAGCTGCCCTGAACCTGGAAACCTCACGCCAGGGCCGCAAGTTAAACGGGTTGGCGATAATCACGGAACAGAGGGACCACCTTCTCAGGGAAAACCAGCGATTGCTGGAAGAGCTGCGGGCACTCAAGGAGCCACAGCCCTGACGTACGCCTGGCACGCACGCAAGGCGATTATGGCGTTGTCCCCGTCGTCGGTGATGGCGACAATTCGTTGCGCATGCGCTGGGTCAAGTGGGGCTCGAAGGGCTGCATGAACCACGCCGACGGCGCCGGGGGCGGTAGGCACGTTGCAGCTACTGGCTGGATCCTCGGCGAGGAGGACTGACAGCCGGACATCAGCAGTAGCAAGCTGGTCACGCAGGCGAGCCTGGTTGCGTTGGACATCGAATAATTCCTTGGTGTGGTGTTGGTCCTGGATCGCGAGCTGTTGCTCGGTGGCCAGGCGCTTATCCTGTTCGGCCGCCTGCTGACGCCAGGCCTCGCCAGTGATTGCATCCAGTTCCGTCTGGTGGCGGGCGCCCTGCTCCGCAATACGCTCAGCCAGCTTCTTGCCCAGACGCCAGTCCTGAACCTGCCATGCCCCGCCAAAGCCGATGCCCAGCGCCAGCAGGATTGCCAGCCCCAGGCCGATCAGCTTCTGCATCGGCGTCATCACGGCACATCCTTGAAGAAGACATGGTGACCAAGGCGCAGCGTCTGCGTGGCCTTCGCCGCCCAGGCCGGGGCCTTGGGCATCGTGGTTGCGTAGTAGTGCGTGGCGCCGCCGGTTGGATCCGGCACCACGCCCGCCATCACCTGGTCAGCTGCACGCTGCGCCTGGGCGAACTGAGCTGCAGGAATCGGCTTGGCGCCACTCAGGTACGCGTGGTTCGGGTCGTTCTGGTTCCAGCAGCTGAACTGCCAGGGTTTCAGGCAAACGCCGGCGTAACCCTCCCCCCACCAGGACTTGGCCTTTCCATCGAATACGCGGTTGCGGATGGTCCAGGCCACGGCGATCTGTCCGGCCAGTCCTTCGCCGCGGGCCTCACCCCAGAGCGTGCGCGTCAGAATGTCCCGGTCTTTCTCGGATGCGTTCATATTTTCTCCAGGCAATAAAAAACCCGCTCAAGGCGGGTGGCGGTGTACTGCTGGCTTTAGGCGTCTAAGGCGGAAGCGCTCACCGGTAAAGGGAAACGCGCCTTGATCGCGGCCACTGAGGCCAGCCAGGCGGTGTAGTCAGGCTCCAGGCCACGGCTCAACGCGTCGTAGTCGGCTTCCAGCCTGAGCGGGTCGGACTCGGACAGGTAGGCAGCGCGACGCGATGACAGAACGGACTCAAGGGCGGCACGCTCTTCATCCGCATGACGTTGCTCGGCGGTAACCATCTTGCTGAAATCGATATTACTCATAGGGGAAGACTCACATTACCGTTCGGTGGGGCGACGATATCGGCAGGGAAGCAAGCTGAGTTGCTTGCTTCAGGTCCGCACGGAAGGAGCAAGGTTATGATCAGATCTCCGTTGAGCCTCATAACGTCGCCGACGACGAATTCGCAAGCCACAGCAGATGCTGGCAAGACTGCACCTTCAGGAAGTTCTCGGAAGTCGAACCGTTCACCGTTGATTGTCAGCACATCATTCCGCTTACTGACGACCAGCTGATCATCCCGACGCTGCGGCGATAATTTGATTATCATTATTTCCACCTCCCTATTGCCAAATAGCGATATTCATAGGAATAAGAAATATTAGTTCCTAGTGTCGTAAAGCTCGGGAACGATGAAGATGCAGACACACCAGTGTTTATGAACACCCCAATCAAACCATAGTTTTGCTTGGATGAGTATATCTGCGCGCCCTGCCCCGCCGTATAAAAAATCAGAGAATTGGCAATATAAGGCGAGCCTGAAAAAGCGTACGGCATAACTACAGATGGCACCACAGACGCGCCAGGGTTAACGGTCGCAGTTACGATAAACGTGTTAAAGCAAATTAGAGTGCCGTCTGCAAATTTCGTATAGGTTCCGTTTGAGTTTGTTTTTGTCTCGATAATACCGCCGTTCGGAAGGCCGTTTAAATCAGCAACATCAGCGAGAATATTCGACCTCTGATAGAAGTTCTTATATATCTCATCTGTCATGGCGTTGATCTTGACGCCAGCCGTACGAGTGGTATCCCCGCCTACACCAGTAGGGGCCGTACCAAGGTTTATCTCTTGTCTTGCCATGTGCTTGCATCCTTATGATGACTTAAATTTAAACAACCACCTTCCCAAAAACTGCAGCAAGGGAGAAGTAAAATGGGTTCGTCACGGTGGTCACGCTGAATCTTATAAGCCCAGCAGGAAAGTCATATCTAAGTCCCGTTCCACGAGACTCATTATTTCCTGCCATCATCGGCATTCTGGCGTTATTAATCATCAAGTAATCGCCGAGCTCATAACTCAGCGGAACAGAATACCAATTAGTCGGCAATCCTTGGGCGCTATACGTAGTATGCGTGTAAGTCCAATTTTGTAACGATCTGGTAAATACTGCTGCTTGAGTACCAGAATCGAAGATTTGCTTGCCATTGGCATCCCACATTCTTAGCCCGTACGATGCTAAGGGCTTCGACGAAAACGCCCCCACGAAAATATTGCCCGAGTGGACTTGCCCGGACACAACAGTAGCGCCAGTCCAAGCCCCCGCAGAACCCTCAAGCAGAACGCCTAACTGTATAAGCGATCCATTGTCAGGCGGCCTGATGAAAATTAGCGGTGGTTCCTGTGTATCAACCACATTTTGGAATGTGACTGTGACGCCAGCGCTGTAGGTGCCTTTATGAAAAACACATAGCCTTGCGTACTCAGAGTCTAGGGAGATCGCTCCAGCATCGTTAACAACGCTCAAGCCATAGGTCATCACCCCCACCTCGCAACTATTAGCCGCATTGTTGCGGATGAAAAAGACCCAGACGGGCTGCCTTTCAGGAAGTTTCGTGTATAAACCACATCCTGACCCATCTCGCACTCCAACTGTCTATTTTCAGAAACTTGCGAGGTATCGTTATTTATCGGCAAAAAAAAGCATATCGAGTTGCTTGTATTGCAACCCAGCACCGAAAACTCTCGAGTTCCTGCTGGGCCCGACGAATAAGAAACCAGAACAGATAAAACAATCCTGTATGTGGCGACACTCGTATCGAACTCCAGCACCCCCGACGAAGACCAGATCCTTAAGGCAGAACTCATTCGGTTTGATCTCCAAGCTGTAGGCGCTTTACACCGCCCGCATCCCAAAAGCGCAGCGACCGATTTGTCATCATTGATCGTCCTTGACCTGGAGCTACGCCGTTGATTTCGAACGTCCCGTCGAAGAACAGCTTCCATCCAGCCTTTTGCGGGTCGTAGTTGTTCGACTGGATGTAGTTACCGATCTTGGCGTTGGTGATCGTGCCATCCTGGATGAACGCAGCCTTGATGAAGGTCTGCCCACCCGTGACTGCGAACGGCACAGTCCCGGCCTGGCCGATAGCGAACCTGTCGGCGTCGATAATGAACTGCGACTGCAACCCACCGGGACCGTTCTCCAGGCCCAGGCCGATACCCGCGTACTTGTACAAGCCGCTGGCACTTTCGTACTGCATACGCACCGACCAGCTCCCGGTGACCTTGCCGTCGACCGTTTGTATGGCTGTGGCGTTGGTCTGGATTGCGAGCGTATTCCCGCCCACCGTCGTCTGAACGGTGTCGATGCGCTGGCCGAGAGCCTGATCAGCATTCGTCCGAGCAATGATTTCTGCCTGGACCGCCGAGGCATTACTCGCCGTCTGCGCTGTAACGGTGTCGATCCGAGTGGAAAGAGCACCATCCGCATTGATGCGAGCGGTTTGCTCAGACAGCACGGCAGCAGCGTTCGCCGAGGTTTTTACCTCGACCGCATCTGTGCGCTGGCCTTGTACCAAGTCGCCCTCGATCAGCGCGGACTGGGTAGACCAGACACCCACATAGCTTGCCTCCGACCCCATCATCGAACCGCTATCGCCCTGGAGCGGCGGATTGACCTGCAGGTAAATGCCGTCAACCCGCTCTGCCGTGGTGGTCACCTTGCCATCTAGCGTGGTGACCGTGGTCTTGAGCGTGCTCAGGCCGCTTGCAGTCGCAACCACCCCGGTGACAGGATCATTCACTGTGGATTTGACGGCGTTCAATTGCGAAGCCTGGGCGGTAATGTCCTGACCGTGTTGCGTGATCGTCGCGGAATTCTGCTGGACCTGAAGGACCAGAGCGTCAACGGTCTGCACCACCGTACCGATATCAACCCAATAAGTAGCATTTGGGGGCGCCGCGCCCGCAGGTACATCACCCTTTGCCTGATATAAGTGCTGGCCAACTCGGACGATATTGCCAAGGGTATAAGCCTTGGAAGGGACGTACTCAAGCGCGTCGACGATCTGGTCAATCAAACCTTCCAGCTCATCCTTGGCCGCTTCGATGCGCCCATTGACCGAGCCAGGGCCATTGCCGTCGATAAGGTTGATGCGCTCATTCAGCAGTTGCCCCAGGGACGTCTCGTCGATCTGCCCTTTGATCTGCTCAAGGATCGGCCCAGCATCCGAGCTGGCCTGGCCCATCACCCCATTCACCACCGGATAGAACGGACCGATGTTGCCGGTACGGTCCACCAGGCGCGCCCAGAAGAACAGTGTCGCGCCCCCCAGCAGAGACTGCATACGGTAGTCGGCCTGCGGATATGCCAGGTCGGCCAGCTTGGTCGCGGCATCCAGGTTATTCGCCTGGCCATACCAAAGCTCGGTGCGCTGAGTATCCTCGGCGCCAGCAGGGAAGCCCCACTTGATGCCGATGCCGAACAGCTCGCTGGTGGTGGTCAGGAACGACACCGCCGGCGGCAAGCCGGTCTTGCCTTCCAGGTTGGTCAGCGCAGAGGTTACCGGGATCGACGAAACGTTGAGCGCGCTCACAGCCCGCACCCTGGCCATGTACTGCCCCGAGTAAATACCACGGACATCGATCATTTGCTCAGCGGTGCGCGGAACCCTGACCCACTCACGGGCACCCCACTTCCATTCCACGTCATAAGCGACGGCGTTTGGCGCGGCGTCCCAGGCGATCGACATCACCGTGAAGGCGATGCCCTGCTCAATCACGACGTGCTGACTGAGCATGACGCGGGCCGGTGCGTCCTGGCTCCCAATGGGTATGCCAGTGATTGGGCGAGGATCCACTACGGCGCCGTTGTCGATAGCGTCAAACTTGCTAGGGTCGTGCTGGATCACCTCGAGCTGGAACTGGTGCCACTCCGGCCGCGTGACGTTGCGGACGTAGAATTGCATCAGCTTCAAGTCTTCGTAGTCGAGAATCCACCCGCACTCTGCCTGCGGCTGCTCACTGAAGTCGGCCATGACGGTAACATCTCGCCCTGCCACAGATTTGACCACCCGGCCCTCTGACTTGCCGCTGGGAAGGTTGACCATCAGGCGGGCACCGACCGGCACCACAGTGTCGCGATCCAGCGTTACCACCCTGCCCGCCGCCGCGGCAATACGCCCGCCGTTTTTGCGGCCCACCAACATTGGATCGGCCACCGCGATGACCTGCCCAGGCTTAGGAATGTCGCCGTCAAGGCCGACACGAAACACTCCGCCCTGGGTTTGTAGCTTCTCGGTCAGCGCTGCCCACTGCCCTGCGCGCTGCGCCTGGCCAAGGGACGTGCAGCCAATAGCGCCAACCGAGGTTTCCCGAACGATACCGCCCAGCTCGATCATGGCCTCATCGTCGAACACAGGCTCTTTGTCAGTTTCAAAGCCCTGGTCTGGGTTGTCCCAGCCGACCATGTACAAGGTGTGCCGATCACGCGCTCGGGTGCCTTCGTACTTGATGGCGCCGTTGTGCAGGATCTGCGTCTGGTTGTAGGTGTACACCGGGTCGCCCGGCATATCGGCGTTGACCACGATCTGGCTGCCATCCCAGTAGGCCAGGCCATGGAAGATAGAGGCCAGGTCCTGGAGCACCGCGTAAGCTTCGGCTTGCTTCTGGAAATAAAGGTTGCAGGTGAAACGCGGCTCCATGCCCCCCTTTCCGTCCGGCACCATCTGGTCGCAGTACTGCGCGATGCGATAGAGCGACCAGCGATCAACCATTGTTGCGTCGATGCGGTCGCCGAGGCCGTAGTACGGGTGCAGCACCAGGTCGTAGAAGATCCACGCCGGGTTGTTGGTATAGGCCTCTTTGAACGTGCCATCCCAAATGCCGTTGCTCGTACCCGTGCCAGATGTTGAGTACGTGCGTGTCTCCGGGTTGTAGTTGGTGGGAACCCGAATGATGCGACCGCGCATCAGCACGGCAATCTTAGCGATGTCGCCGCCGAAGGTCTGGGCGTCGTACTCGATGCTGCTTACAGCGGTGAGCGGATATTCCTGATCGCTATCGACCACCTCTGCGATGGCCTTTACCACCATCTGGTCGGCCACCAGGTCGGAGTTGGCATTCGGGGTCAGACGACGCACACGAACTGTCCACCGGTTGCCGGCGGGAAGCTCAAGCCGATGAGCTCGCTCGTACTCGGTAACGTTCTTCCGGTCGACAAACGAGACCAGCGCTTCCAGGTAGGGGCCATTGTCAGTAGAAATATCCACCGCGTAATCAATGCGCACGCCGTTGATGTTGCCGGCTGCATCTTGGCTGCGAAGCACTGGCCAGCTCAGGCGCAGGCGCACCGCGTCGAGTACCGGGTTGGCGATGCTGTGCAGCCAGGGAGTGCCAAAGATCAGCTCCTGCTTGACGTCGATCTCGTTGCTGGACTCGGTATTGCCCTCCAGGCGAGCCTGATTCAGCTCACCGTTACGGAACTGCCATTTGACGCCGGGGTAGTTCAACGTGCCGTCCGGCCCCTGGATTGGGGTGCCGTCCAGCTTGATCGAGCGCAGGCCATCAACCGGGCCAACAATTGGTCCCCAGCTCCACATGTAGAGGATGCGTGCGGTAGAAATCGAAGGAACGCTATTCTGCGCAATGCTTGGCTTTTTCTCTTTGGCCTGGCCGCCTTTGCTGCCGATCACGGCGCGGCGGGTGCGAGCTGCGGCACGGGACGTCTTCTTTGCTACTGCGCTCATGCGCCCTCCAGAATGCAAAAACCCGCCGGAGCGGGTTCATTGTTTAAGCTGAATCAGATGTTGTCCTGTGTGTACACCCCGCCAGATTCGACGGCGCCGCCTACCTCGCGCTCGCCGTAAAGCAGCGGGTAAGGGTTGCCCTGGGCAATTGTGGTCACCGCGCCACCGAAGCCGTAGCTCGGGTTGTTGCCGTCGTCGTTCTTGCCTTCGGCGGTTGCCTTGGTAGTCGGCGAAAGCATCTGCACAACACCACCCAACCCCACTGCGGCGCCGGCGGCAAGAAGGCCCATACCGAGCGCAGAGGACGTACCACCTGTGAACAGGCCGGCCACGATCAGCACCACGCCGAGCAATGTCTGAAACATGCCCGCCTGCTTGCTGCCCTGGATAATCGGCTGTATGCGAATGTCGCCTTCGGCACGGCCGACAAGCTCAAGCTCCTGCGCGCTGATGTTCCGCTCATCAACAAACACAGCGAATACCAGGCCCCGCTCGTGTGCGGTCCGCATGAACTTCTCGAAACCGGGTTTCATCGCGCACAGCGCCGCGGTGGCGTCATGAAACCCGTTCAGGTCGAGTCGGTACTCTTTGCCGAACTTTTTGCCCAGCACCCCGCCGAGCTTGATGGTGCGCATGGTCATGGGCGGTAGTCCCTGTGCCGGAGGATCAGTTTCACCCTGTTCGCCATCGACCAGCCGTAGACTTCACGGGCAGCCAGGCGGCCAGGCATGTGGTGGTAAATGAACGGGCCTGACCCGCCGAGCTTGGGCCCCGGCTCGCTGATCAGCGCAGGCTCATCGCCCAGATAAATCACGGCATGGTTCGGGAAATAGCACTCCCGCCCTGGCGTAGGGATCTGCAACACCAGCATGTCGCCGCGCTTTGCCTCGTTGACCTGGTAAAAGCCGGTGGCTGCAAAGTTGTCCTCGTAGAGGCTTGGGCCGTCCTTGCATTCCCACCACAGGTCGGCCCGCTCAAAGTTCGGCAACTGCAGGCCCGCCTCCCTGGCGTACCAGTCCCGGCAAGCTGCCCAGCAATCAAGCAACCCATGGGAAAAGTCCCGTCCCAGCAGCGGTGCCTGGAAGCCGGACGGCTTAAACCACTCAATGTCACCGCCAGGCCAGCCGACGATGCCCCAGGGCAGCTCGTGCAACTCGCAGCTGACCCGGTCGGCCATGCTGGGCGTCGGCGCTTTATCCGGGTGGCTGTGGATGATCGCCAGCACTTCGCCCCGATCTTCGGCGCGGGCCATGTCCCTGTGATCAATCTGGAAGTGTTCTCGCGGCGTGGTGGCCAAGTTCGTGCACGGCACATACTCGCGGCCCTCGGCAGACTTCACCAGCACCCCGCAAGCCTCGGACGGGTAAGCACGCTCGGCGTGTGCGCGGATCTCGTCCTGCAATTTCTGGTTGATGCGCATGACTACCTCGAGCTTGCGATTAGGCTTGCGCCCATGGACCCACCGAACCGGCGGGTGTTGCCCCTGATCTTGCAACTGCTCCACCAGCCCCCACAGCGGTCGAGCGCGGGGTTGTCGGTGGGTTGGTTCTTCTTATCGAACATCGCAGCCCCTGTGTAGGCGCAAGCCTCCTGCCGGTACCCGCCACGGCAGGCCCACCGGCAGAGCTTGGTGATCTGCTGGCCAGGTAGCATTTGCCCTTCCATATCGGTAGGGCTCGACAGCGAGAACGTGACCGAGATGCTCGGCAACGCCTCGGTCTTCTGCTCGATAAACCAGAGGTTCGTTTTCGATTGGTCGCTGGCTTCCGGGTTGCCGTCGGGAAAGTTGGCAGCATCCAGGAAGTGGCGAAACGTCTCGATTACTTTGACCCGGGCACCGGCCAGGTCGCGGAACTGGAAGCATAGAGCGGTTATCGCACCGCGCACCCCGCCGAGCTCATCATCCACCTGCAGCGTGGGTGTAGCTGGGCGCCCGTCGCCGCGAATGTCAAAGCCCTTGGCCTCGATCTGGAGCGGCGAGTAGAGTTGGCCCTGCCAGATGATGTCGCCTTCATGGGCGTGACCATGGAAGCGCCAGACCGTAGCGCCCAGGCGTGTAGCGTCCAACTCGTAAAGCCTGATCTGGTTACCGGGCTCGAGCTTTTGAAGATCAGTGTTGTAATTCATAGGGCCCCAAAAACAAGAAACCCCGCACTTGGCGGGGCTTGGTGATGGTTAAGGTCAGGGGGTGTAGACCTGTTTGAAAGTGAAGGTCAGGGTAAACAAGCCAGCACCAAGAGGCCGCGGCTTGTAGCCATTGCAACGGTACCGGCCTTGCACGCCACCTGGCGGCGTCCAGAGGAACGACTTGTATCCCTCGTGGCGGTCTAGGAAAGCCCAAACAAGTGGGAGTTCCTGACCATCAGCCAGGGCGCCGGTATGCGACAGGTTCCAGGTCTGGCTCTTGGTGTTGATTCCGATACCGCCGGCCTGGGTGTACCCATCACCGAAGTCATTCTCCCAAGTTCGCTGGCTGATCTCACCATCTCCGCCGAGCTGAACGCAGTAGCTGAATGTTTCCGCCATCAGACTCGCCTCCAGAGCATGCCGCCCTGCCCCATTTCACCCTGAAGAACGCGACGAATTTCCGAGACTAGCCCCTGGCCCATCGCCTCGCCTTGCTTCCTCGCATCATCACCGCTCATGCCTGGCTGGGCTTGAACGTTAACGGGCGCATTGATGGTGAGACCTCCGCCACCGCCGCCTCCTGAGTTTGCGCGTAGCTGGTCAAGCGTCCTGTCCAACTTGGCGCTGGTCTCGGCCGTTGTGACTCGCTCACCCTTTTGAAGCAGCCAGGTGCCCGTCTCGGGCACCGCGTCGATACCGTCGTGAGCCATACCAGCAAGGGCAGCACTGGCAACGCCAGCCACCATGGGGGCAGTTGCTGCTGCAGCGGCAGCCGCAGCGGCCGGGGCTGCGGCAGGACCGACGATAGGAATAGCGGCAGTCGACGCAAATGCTGCCAGGCTCGCCTGGAACGCCGTTGCCTGGGCATTGGCTACCAGAGTTGGGACCGCACTTGCCTGCGTAGTTTTTCCGACCAGCAACTGCACGGCCTGGTACACCAGCCACTGGGAAGCCATATCGGAAAGGGCCTGCAATGTTGACTTTGCAAAGTTAGAAATCAAATCGCCCAGCGCATCACCCGCATCTTCTGCTCCGCTCGCCACATCCGAGAGGAAAGTGCTGAGGCCGCTCTTAGCGTTATCAAGCACCGAAGAAGTCGCATCAGCGGCCATCGCAGTGTAATTGGTAGCAGCATCAACATAATTGCGCCAAGCATCCTTAACACCATCAATCCAATTTTCCTGGGATTTATCCTGATTTCTGTAGTGGTTTTGCTGAATAATCATGCGCTCAGAAAGCGCCTTTTCAAGCAATGCCGTTTCTTCGTCATACGTATTTTTAGCGTCAGGATCCCCTTGCAGTTCAGCCTCCTTGTACTGTTTGTACATCTCGGCTCTTTGCTGAGCGTAGTCCTGTTGAATCGCAAGATCTTCCTTAAGCCGCCCCCTGAGCTTTTCGCCTGACCCCGCCCCTGCCAACTCCATCTCGAAGCCTTGCTTAATAATTGTGTTGCTGTCTTTAAGATTGGCCGCCAAAGTCGCAAGTTTAAGATCTTGTTCGTTTTGCTTTTTGATCTTTATTTTTGAATCTAATTCGGAGGCTAAGTCTTTGAGCACCTTCTGCCGCTCTACACTGACTCCCTTAAGTTTTCCTGATTCCAGCTCGAAAGCGAGTTGTGCAACTTCAGAAGCCTTGCCCTGTTTTCCGGAAGTCTCCTCAATAAGCTGAATCTGCCGCTTATAATCGATTTCAGTCGCTTTGAACGCGTCATCAATCTTCTTGGCAGCTGAAAGAGCTTCACTTGCAGACTTTTTTTCGGCTGCGGCACGGGCAGCGATCTTGGCTGGATCAACTCCGCTACCGGTTCCTTTGGTTAAGGAATTATTCGTTGCCAGAAGCTCTTTGGCGTTCTCGTTTGCCTTTTTGTAATAATCAAGAAATGCTGTACCCGCCAATGGCGTTTCAAGGGCTGACCGCATCCGCTCCGTAGCATCTGTGGCAGCAGCCACTTGGGACGTGTAGTTATTCTCTAACTCTCCGAGCTGAGAGGACAGATCGACGCCGGGCAGCTTATTTAGGAGGCTTAACGTCTGGTACACGCCAGCGATTATGCTGCCAGCTGCGCTCGCTACCAGCCCATCAAACTCGGCGGAAATAACCCTGAAAACACGTCCAGCGCTATCGCCCGCATCGACGATGAATGCCATCGCCTCCACCGCCTGGGCTGCACTTTTCTTGATTGCTGGACCTACGCCGCCAGCGTCGATTGCGGCCTGTTTAAGGTCCTTGCTCGCCTGAAGCAGCAGTGGAGAGAACTCGGCGGCGAGTGCGATCTGCACAGACTTCACATATCCGAGCAAGTTATCAAGCTCAAAACCGAAATTCTTTGCTGAAGAAATAGTACTGTCGCTCATGATCACGCCAGCAGCATCAGCTGCCGATCCAAGATCCTGAAATCCTTTGGCGTTATTTCTGAGAAGCGGAACAAGCGCCGTTGAGTCGTTCGCGATGGCCTCCATGTAGAAAGTCATTTCAGCCTGGCTTACATTTGCCTTTTCCAAGCTGGTCACATACAACGCCAGGGCATCGCGACTATTGAGCTTTTTAAACTGATCGGCTGTTACTCCGACCTTAGGGGCGATATTGGCGAAGAAGTCCTTTAATTCTCCTCCGCCCGTATTAATGAAATCGCCAATTTTATCGTTCGTGTCTTTAAATATACCAGACAGCTTTTCTTGATCTACACCTACAGATCGAGCACCAGCAGCGAGCTTCTGAAATTCTTCACTGCCAAGCCCTGCCAATGCCGCTAGATTCCCTATCTCCTTTGCCGCGGATGCACTCGCTATTACAACACCGGTGACAACAGCAGGAATTGAGCCAATAGCAACTCCCACTACCTTCGCTAAATTATCAAAAGACTTTCCTATTTCACTGTTATTTTTCTTTGCGTTTCTTGATGCCTTATCAAGTGGACCAGTAAATCCGCCGATCTTGGCAATCAAGTCAAGCGTTAGAGTGCCAAGGGAGCCGGCCATATTTTACTCCAGGCATAAAAAAACCCGCACAAGGCGGGCTTATAAGTTTTATTTGAAAACCTATTGATAAGGGTTCGCCGTCTCGGTCGTTGTAAAACTGACAACTTTCCCAGACGAGTCGAGAATCACGCTTAAAGCTTGATTGCTATAGCTGGAGCCGACGAAACCGACTTTCGCATATCCCCAGGACATTACCTGCGTTCCGTCGGAGTTTCTGGAGGTTGCCAGTGGACTTCCGAAGCTGCTGATCAAATCATTCTTTGTCGTCACTCCTTGCTTTATCTGATCAAGCTGAGCCTGGGTTACTGGCTTTCCATATTGGGTAGCGCAAGACGCGAGGACACATGACGCTAACAACAAAACGCTCTTCCGCATGACCTATCTCCCTATCCACAAAGCCCCAATCTACCATCATCCAGGCCTATCATCACGCCCAACCCGCTACAGCCTCCTCCAGCGACTCGACACGCGGATCCATGTGCGGCGCGAAGTCCTGCTGATAGTGCCGAGGCGCATCCTTGCCGGTCTTCGAGTTGACGTAAAAAGCTTGAAACTGCGCCAGAGCCATCTCGATGCGCATGCCCTGGTGCAGCGATCCGCGCTTGGCGCGAAACTTCATCCAGACCACAAACTCGGAATAGGTCATGCGCTCCTGCGCTTCGGCAATGGTGCGGCCGCCGATTCCGTTCATGACCAGCTCGCACCAAAGCTCATCAGATGGGTCTAGCGCTTCTTCTTTCCCGAGTTCTGCACCTCGCCGATGGCGATAAGCAGCAGGTTGGTCAAGTCAGGGTCGAGTGCGCCCTTATCCGGATCGGCCTCGCCAGTGATGTCGGCCACGGTGAACACCGCCTTGCCATCGGCATCACAGATGCTGGAGGCAATTCGGCAGGCCAGCGGGTCAGCACCACGGTGGGCAGCAATGTCGCCAACGGCGGTCTGGTACGAGAGTGGCCGGACGTAGCAGGTGAATTTGGCGCCATCCCACTCGATTTCCTTGGCCACCGGCCGCGCGGTGAAGGCCTTCGATTTTTTCAGGTTCGCAATGTTCAGTTCCATTATGCGGGGACCTTACGAATCCAGGCGGAACCGCCCGAGCGCTGAATCGACACGGTCGAAGCAACCACGGCATTTTGCGCGAAGGTGAATGGGAAGTCGGCCACGTAGCCTTGGAAGGCAAACCAGGTTCGCGTCGGCGGCAGCTCGAAGTCATCGCCCTCGGTGCTGATCGTCGGCACGATGTCCTTGCCATCCGACCAACCCACAACCCATTTGATGGTGGTATCGCCATTGGCTTCCGACAGCTGATGCAGACGAATATGACTCGCGTTGTTTGGGTCAGCGTTGAGGCCGAGCGAGGCCTGGCCAGGGGTGCGCAAGCCTTTCTTGTAGCTGCGCTCATCGGCGCTGAGACAGGTGTCTTCGATCTGCTCGGCAGGGGAGCCGCCCGGGTCGAAGCTGGTGGCACACTCAACTTCCATAACCGTCATAGGCCCGGTGCCGGAAAGCGGCGGGACCAGTGCGTAGATCTGGGTTCCTTGGGAAAGGATCGACATGGCATTCTCCAAATGTCGGGCAAAAAAATACCCGCACTTGGCGGGCTGGGTTTGAGGTTTGGTTATCGGCGGACGATCCAGTCCACGCTGAAGCTATAGCGGTATCGGCCTGTTTCAGTGTCGCGGTTTTCGCCGTTGTAGCTGGCCACGGAGGCAGAAAGCTCGACGGCGTACTCCAAAGCCTGGCCGGCGGCGCGAGCCTCAGCCGCTGTGGCAGCATAGACATCGATCTGCAGCGCGTGACTCTCGACGTCCGGCCGGCCTGCCAGGTAGTTATCAGGTGATCCGTTGACAATCTGCCAGACGCAATACGTGCCCACTGGATTATCCGGAGCCAGGCCGAACAAATAGAGCCGGGTCGGATTCGTACCCAGCAGCGTAGTAACACCAGGATCAGCGGTAGCAACCTGAAAGATTGGTGGGTACTTCATTGAGCGGCCTTTTTGGCTGCGCGCTTGATAGCGCGGTCGATTGCTTTCTCGTACTCAGTGACAAACGCGTCAGTCGCCACGCTGATGTTGTCCGCAAGGGCTTTGCGCATGAATGGCGTGGCCCGCATTTTCTCGGTGCCGAATTCCAGGAGTCTCCAGTGCGGGGTTGGCGCATTGGCCGAAAGGTCGGGGCTGGAGCCCCTCTTTGGCAGTACGGCGCCATGCAGAACGCCCACTCGAAAGGCCAGGTCACCGCTCCGCTTGAACAGTCGTCCATTCCAGCGAAGCGCGATATTTTTGGCGATCGACCGGCCGGTAGCCGAGTCGTCCAGCTTCTCGGCGCCCTCCTTTGCCTTGTTGGCAACCAACTGCGCAGCCTTGCGCAACGCGGAGCGCCCACCTTTGCGCTTTAGGTCGTAGGTCACCGCCTCAAGCTTGCCGAGCAATGAATCTAAGCCGGTGATGCTGAACTCCATACCATCAGCCATCGTTCACACCCTAGCTGCAGGGCATCGTCAGATAGTCAAGCCCGCTTTCAGTATCCGGCAGCACGCCCTGAATATCGTAGACCTTGCCTCTATGAAGTATGCGCATCGTCCCATCCACGCCAGCACGGTAACGAATCACCACGCGGGCGGTAACTTTGTTCTGCGGTGCCGCAGCGGCTACAAACTGCGTTACAGATACGGGGTCAACATCCGAAGGAACGCTCACCCAGGCGTCGATCCATGTCTTCACCATTTCGCCTGTCACTGGATCTTGCACAAAGCTGGGGCGCTGGATGGTAATTCGATGCCTCAACTTGCCGGCGCGCATTACACACCCATCCGGATGCGGTAAGGCATCAGCAACGCCTTGCTGGTCAGCGGAAGCTCAGTAGCAATAGTGCCCGTCACCACCTCCTCCCTGTTCGCAAATAGGTGGCCGAGCTTGAGCAGGCAAGCCGCCTCAATGCCCTTGTTGATCACAATCCCGTACTCGTCCATGTCGATTGCCTCGAAGGTATCCGCCAGGGTCTGGCGAGCACGTTCACGCAGCCGGCACCGGTCGTCAGAGTTTTCAGGGGCATCAGCCACCAGCAGCGCGGCGCGGTAAGTGGCGCGCGCCGCCTGGTTCCGCTGAAGAGTGGTGGACTTTGCGAGATCCACAGAGGCCTGATCGGCAAAGAACCGGCGTTGCAGGAACTGCTGAGCAGCCTCCTCGGCGCCGTCCAATTGCGACTGCACCAGGTCCTGATCCTCAGGCTCTGCAAGCAGATGCTTCATGGCTAGTCCGATGTCGATCACGCTCATGGTCAGTCGGCCTTTTTCTTGGCTGCGGGTTTTGGCGCAGCTTTATTCGAAGGGGTTGGGGCCTGCTTGTTTTCCGGGGAAGCAGAATTCTTCACGTCGTATTCCTCGATCAGGCCATTACGGCGGAGATCGCGCGCCACCGATTCATCCACGGTGAATTCCGCACCACGCTTCACATACTTTTCGCCTGAATCCAGGCCGTCGGTATTGAAGCCTTTGATCGCTTTTACAGTGATGTCTGGCATCGGTGTTCGCACCCGGTTTCCCAGGTGCGCTCCTATGAGGTGTCGAAGCCTTACGGCGCGTCGAATTCACCGTGGACGAAGGATTCTTCACGGTACACAGCCATAGCCAGGCGCTCTTCCGCGCGAATCGTGACCATGTTGGTACGGAAGTTATCGCCGTCTTCAGTCGAAACTTCGACGGCCGCCTCTTCGCGGTCGAAAATCTGAGCCGCGATGTTCATGGCGCCCACCAGGAATTCACCCTCTGGAACAGCGTTGCTGTCCACAACAGGCAGCTTCCACAGACGTTGTGCGCCGCCTTCCTGGACGTTGACCCAGATGTAGGAGCCCGTGCTGTCCTTGGTCAGCTCGATATCAGCCCAGTCGACGGGGTTGAGTGCGATCGCCGAGGCGCGGTATTCGGCGATCCGTACCTGCAGGATGGCGCGACGCAGCGTATCGATCTTGGTATCGCCGGCTTTGCGAAGGGCGTTGTTGAAAGCGGATGCCTGAGGGATCAGGCCGAGCATGTTCCCGCCCACGCCGTTACCGGCGAGGATCTGCTCTTCTTCCTTGTACTTCAGGCCGTAGATCGCGCGGCCGTTGATGTAGCTCTGCAACAGCGGGATATCGGACAGAACCTGCTTGGAGGCGCGGAACCAGTGCGCGATGGTCACCACGTTGGTGGTTTTCAAAGCGAACGAGATATCCGACTGGGCTTTCGCTGCGCCTTCAGTGGCCTGGATCGCCGCCATGTTCTGGAAGCCGCTTTCTTGCACGAACTCGACAGCGTTGGAGCCGGTCCGGCCAGGCATGATCAAATCGCGGATGACGAATTGACGCTCCGGATCTGCAACGATGCCAGGTACCCGCGTGGGCTGGATGCCAACGCCCACGCCGCCAGTACCGGAGGTTGCGCTGGTGATGTTGGTGACGGCCTTGCGACCAATGCGGGCGATGCCACGGCCGCGAGTTTGCAGGGCCTTGAAGTCCTCCGAGTCGGACAGCTCTTCGCCTACCGACTTGGCGTCAGTTGGATCGTTCGCCGCAAAGCGGCGAGCCAGCTTCTGCTCGATGTCCTGCAGGCGATCCTGCAAGCCCAGGCCATCCTTTACCAGGCCGTCGAGAACGGTCTTGGTATCGGCCAGAATGGTGCCGTGCTCTTTGATTTCTTTGTTCGCCTTCTCAGCGAACGCTTTGATTTCCTGGTCGCGCTGGTCCAGCAGTTCGGTTACCGCTTTCAGCTGGACCTTGTCGTCGGAGTGCTCCTTGCGTTGCATCTGACGGTTTTCGGCGCGAGCCTGGTTGCTCATGGCGTTATGCATGGTGAATCCTCAAAACGAAGGGAGGGACAGTGCTGGGCGCGACTTGAGCGCCTCGACCACTTCAATTGCTGCCAGGTCGCCCGCGGACTCGCTCCGGAGCAGATGCTGCAGGCCGCGATTGGCAATCACCGCGGACTGAGTTTTCGAGAAGCCTGCCTCACGCAGGAGCAGCTCAAATTCAGGAAGTGAAGGCAGGCCGCCATGGGCCAGCTTCGACTTAATCGTGTCGGTTCGGGCCTCATCATTGGCCGGCACGGTCACGATGGAAATCTCGACCAGGTCGAGTTTGGTCAGGGTTCTGATCCGGGTTTTTTCGTCGAACGTGGATTCCCGAACGTAATAGCCGATGGAAAGGCCGGTGATAGAACGAGTTTTCATCCCGCGATAAGCAATTCGCGCATATGGCGCTTCAGCCATCCACAGCGAACCGTCGCCAAAAAGACCGCGCTCGTCTTCCTTCAACGATTCCATGGACCAATCACCGATGGGCTCGCCAGTTCGGTGCTGCCAAAGCACCGGCAAGGATCGGGATTTGGCCTTGTGTTCAGCGATTGAGTCGAGGAAAGCGCCAGGCGCGACCACCTCGTTGTAGCTGTCGACGACACCGAACACCGATCCGTAGCCAGAAAAAAGGCCGTCATCGCTGACAGCCTTTACGTCGTAATCAAATGAGCGGTACTTCACCGCCAGGGACTGGTCTTTCCGTTTCATTCCTGGTTCCCCTTGGGGGTTTCGTTGAGCCAGTCCAGCAGCGCGGAACGCGCTTGCTGGGCATCACCAGAGCCCTCGCCAAGCTTGTCGATTGGCAGCATGTTGGATTGGACGGTGAGCTTCGCCGCGTTACCGCCCATGGGTGCAAGGTTTTCCTTGATCCGGCAGTCGTCTCGGGTATAGATACCGTTTTGTGTCATGGAGCTATAGAACGCTGCGCGAGCTGCGCTATCGGCACGAAGCAAGCCCTCTGGATTGAACTTTGCGTAAAATCGGCGGCGCTCATCAGGGCGCAGAAGGCGACGATTAATGCTCTGCTCGATGCGTTTCATCCAGGGAAGTAGAGTGAAGCTCAGGAACCCGAGCATCTGCTGTTCCATACCGGTGCCCCAGCTGGTGCTATTCGACGTGTGGCCCACCATCCAAGGAGGAACACGAAACCACCGGCAGATCTCTTCGACGTTGAAGGCTCGGGTTTGGAGCATTTGTGCATCTTCGGGCGTCATGGACACCTGCTGATATTTCATGCCAGCTTCCAGCACCATCGTCTTGCCGGTGTTCACCGCGCCGGCGAACTTGGCAGCCATGTCCTCTCGGATGTCCTCCCGCTGGGCTTTGTTGAGAATCTGGTCTGTGGACAGAACGCCGCCGAGTTTCATGCCGTTGGCAAACATCTTGCTGGCCGACTCATCGGCAGCCATAGCAGCGCCGAATACATTGCGACCCATGGCAAGCGGGCTCAAGCCGCACATGGGATCGGTCCCGAACCCACGCGTGTGCATCATTTGCTCATCGAGTAGCGTATGAGGCTTACCCTCGCTGTCGATGAACCGGTATTCGATCGCTCCGCTGCTAGTGCGCCGAGGCGGAGAAACCGACTGAGGGAGGATAAACTCCAACGAAGACAGATCGCGCCCCACCAAATGAGGCTCATTAAAACTGTTGCCGCTGAGCAGCAAGCTGGCCACCACGCATTCCCAGAACTCAACGGGGGTTTGGTCGGCGTTCGGCTGCTCGCTGATCACCCGGTGTACGGGGTGCGAAGCGGCCACCTCTGGCACACCGTTCTTATTTTCGTAAAGTGCGATCGGGAGGGTGGCCAGGGTTTCGGCGATGAGGCGTACGCAAGCCCACACCGTCGATAACTGAAGCGCTGTCTGCTGGCTCACCGTTTTTCCCGACGCGGAATCAGTGCCGTAGTAACCATTCCAGAATGAAGCGTCACCCAGGCCAATGCGCCGACCTACCCAGCCAGCAAGCGAGGACTTCACAAATCCAGGCTCGGCGGATTTGAATAGAGCCTGGCGCAGGACTGACTTGATAGGTTTATTCACCAGTCAACCCCTTACGGATGAATCCAGCCGCAGCCAAGAAAGAAGCAGCGCAGGCGATGAGTGCCCAGCCGAGACCGACCAAGACAAATACGCCGGCGACAAACAGGCACAGCGCGGCGACGGCCGCCACAATGAAGAGGATCAGGCCAGTATCCATGGGTGATTTATCCAACAATGATAGGTTTCGAAAAGAAATCGCTGATGTTGCCGCTGTTGTCGTTGGCGAGGATTAGCGCCCTGCCTATAGCCATAATCAGCGCGACGGCGCCGTCGATCTTATTGTCGTCGCCCTGCTTGATGGGCCGCACGACATCGTCGTTGCCGGGCATGTGTTTACCGATCACGTTGGCGATACACCAGGTCATGATCGGGTGACCATCGTGATGGAACCTGCCGGCGGTGATGGCCGCCTCGAGCTCCTTCATGGGATCGGACATGTTGGTGTAGTTCTGCGTGATCGTGATCGGGCTGAAGCCTTCGTCATCAAGATCGTGGCTGAGGCCCGTTGCGCCGTGCGGGTCAATCGGGCACTCGCGGACCGGCGCCTGGTGATTGGCTTCCTTTGTGTCTTCGAAGATTTCGCGGTAATCGATCTCGGCGCCATCGGTGATTTCCAGATGCTTGGAATTGATCCAAGCTTGGAACCGTTCAGACATGCGCTTGTTGTCGCTGTCGTACGCGGTGTCATAGGGCACCCAGAACTTTGGCGCGACACTGTAGTAGTGGATCTTCCCGTCAATCACTCGCCAAAACAGGCGCGCCCTTGAGTTCATGTCCAGCTTGCGGGCCAAGTCGAAACCAGCGATCCACTCCTGCCCCTCGAACTGCTCGAGCGTGAGCGTGGTGTCCTCACAGGATCTCCAGTCTTCCATGTTGAAGAAGCCGGACTTTGCACTCACCCAAAGGTTTAAGTGCTTCGTTTTGAAGGTGTTTGCGAACCGCGCCGAACGTATCGCCCTGGCTTGCTGGCTCTCCAAGTACTCTTGGAACACCGAGACGCCGTGGTTCGGGTTGGCCTTGGCGAGCATCTTCGGATCGGTCCAGTCGTCGCCTTCGTCGAGCGTCCATATCCAGCCGAACAACTCTTCGTCAGGCACGGTGCCGGCCAGCATCTCAACGACCTGACGGCGCTTGTCGTAGCAAGGGCCTTCGATATCGGCGCCGGCGGTGGTGATGATAAACATCAGCGGCTGCCTGCGTGCCCCCATACCGGTGAGCATGGTGTCGTATTGGGCCGACGTTGGGTGTTCGTGGTATTCGTCGACGATCGCGCAGCTGGGTGAAGCGCCGTCCCCTGGGTTGCCAATGAGTGGTTCGAAGCGGCTGAAGTCGGATGGGATGTTCATGTTCGAGGCGTTGACCTCGATGCCCGCGGCCTGAATCAGCATGGGCGACTTGCTCACCATCAACTTGGCCGGGCGGAATACCTCCCACGCCTGCTTCTCGGTGGTCGCACCGGCATACACTTCGGCGCCGAACTCGCCGTCGGCAACGAACATGCTGATGCCCACGCCGCCTGCGACAACGGATTTGCCGTTCTTTCGTGGCACTTCCCAGTAGCTTTCACGGAACCGACGGTGGCCGCCTTTCTTTTTGACCCAACCAAACGTGACGGCCAGGCCGAACAACTGCCAGGGCTCAAGGCTAATCAGCTGACGCTTGAATGCCCACTCGCCTTTCGTGTGTGGCAGAAGCTGGATCAGCCTGAGCTTCTTCTCAGCTTTGGCAGCGTCGAACTTGTATTTGAACCCACGCTTGCGACTGGCGGCCAGGTCGTCGAAGTGACGCTGCACCGCCTGGTGGATATAACGGCACGCCGGGACCTTACCGCGAAGCAATGACCGACCCCACGCCGTCGCCTTGTCGACATTGGGGTGGGCAGATTTGGTCATCAGGTTCTCAGCAGGTTGGCAAATTCGTTGGTTTCTTTCTCCTTGTTGCCGCCGATCAGCCGTGTGCGGCTCGCCGGGTCCAAGCCCAGCATCGAACCGAACGTAACCATCTGGCGCATCGTTTCATTGGCGGCGGTAAGTGCAGGGTTCTTCATCGGGCCACCGGTGGCACCGGTAACGACGATGCCATGCTGCTGGATCGACTCTTGGGCCAGCCGCCAGTTGTCGTAGGCGCTACAGAAGGCCTCGACGTTGTGCAGGTCCGTGATAGCCACCACGTTCTCGCGCAGCAGCTCAGGGACAATCATGTTCCACATAGTGGCGGCCCGAGGGGTGAACCACTCGGGCGGATCGATCTGGGTAATCTTTGAAAACTGCGGCTCGGCTGTGTTCAGCGCGCGCTTGCCTGGGTTTCCGGCGAGCGCTTTTTTGGCCGTTGGCTTGGGTTTGCGACCACGGCCGGCGACCGTGGCGGTGCCTCCCATCGCGCAACTCCTGAATTTTTAATTTCGCGGGTGTAAAAAAACGATTGAGGGCGCGGTCTAGAAGCGAAAAGGCCCAGACTTTCGACCCTCCCCCTCCCTTTCTGCGCAAATCGTTCTCATTTGGTCGTTTTCCACTGCTTTTCGGCAATTTTTCTGTTTTCAGCGCCGGGAATTGCCGAAACCACCGTCCTCGGAGGCCGTTTTGCTGGAGTGGCACGGACCACACAGGCTCTGCCAGTTGTCACGATCCCAGAACAGGGTCATGTCACCTTTGTGCGGGATGATGTGGTCAACATCCGTCGCTGCGACCACCTTGCCTCCCTGCTCGCAGAATCTGCACAGCGGATGCTTGGCCAGCCAACCAGCCCGGGCCTGCTGCCACTTATAGTTGTAGTGGCGCTTGGTGCTGCTCTCTCGGGGCTTCGCCCAGGTCGAGCTCTTGAGTAGGTGAGCGTGATCATCACAGTACCGAGGGTTACGGGTCAGGGTGTTGCAGCCCTGGGCATTGCACGGCTTCTGCGGTCTCAGCGGCACGGGGTGCCATCCATGTACGTCAGCGGGCGGGCATCAGGGTCCTGCTCGGCCTGATCCTCTGCCAGCGCCTGGATCAGTAGCGCTTGGTGCTCCTCCATCCGCTCCAGCAGCGCGGTCTGTTTCTTCATCTCGGCCAACATCTCGGCCTGTAAGCAATTCGCTTGCTCGCTCATAGGCCAGCCTCTTCATCTTGTTGAACCATTCGCGCCGGGCGGCGCATCCACTGCAAGCCATCACTCAGACTTGCGACTGGGAAACTTGAACTCCGCAACCCGATCAGCAAAGTCGGCCAGCTTCTTAACACCCAAGAATCCGATAAACACACCGGCCGCCGTCGCAAGGTTCTGCGGCAGTCCGAAGTACTCAAGGACCGGGATCAGTCCTATCGTGATCAAGGTGCAGATTGCGGCCTCGAGCAGAGCCTGGCGCCGGGTCCCGCCGCCGTAGATGATCCTGATACCAGCCATCAATGCAGATAAGCCTGCGGCATATAGAGTCGGCGAATGCTGACTCAGCCATGCAAGCACGATGAGCCAGGTATCTGGTTTGTCTGGCATGTTCGACATCTCAGGTTCCTCCCTTTCGGGGAGTGAATAGATCAGCCCCAACAGCACTCCCATCTCAGCGCGATGGGTGTGGTGGAGCCGAAAACGAAAAAGCCCCGGCAAATGCCGAGGCTCAATGTGGGTGAAGATGGAGACCCTGTCAGGTCTCTGTCGTGGCGTTTCCCCCCAGTCCCCACGCTGACTGTTACCCCTGCACGTTGCCGCCGGGCTTTGATCATCTCCAGAAAGCAAAAAGCCCAACTCTAGGGTCGGGCTTTGCTCGCGGAAAAACCGCAAAGTAACTGAAATCTATATGCAGGGACCGGGGCTGTCAAGCGGCCTGGCGGCGAATATCTAAAGCGCCGTCAATCCACGCGACACCTGCCTTCCAGAGCTGCCGCGTCTTCTCTTCCCCGAATCCCATCTTCTTACCGACCTCCATTAAGGAGCTGTCGAGCCTGGTGTAATACTTCATCAGCACCTGGCCACATTCCGGGTAGCGCTTGAGCAGTCGGCCCATCAAACCATCGATCATCAGGGCATCGTCATCGGTGATCATTGGCGACAGGACGGTGTTCTCGCGTGAGGCGCAGCACGACACACCAGAGCCCAGTACAACCCAGCGGCCCCAATGCTCCAGCAGATCCTCGGCAGTGCGTTCTCTAAAGCTCGGTGTGAAGGCCATGGCTCAATCCCCTGTGAAGTTGGTGGCACCTGCGCCACGGCGGTTGTTCTCGTTGTATTGCGCTTCAGCACCGGCAGGCTTGAAGCAGTTGAACTGGGTGATCTGGTGCTCGGCAGCCTGGAGCCGAATGCTCAGCTGCGTCACCAGCACCTCCAGCGGCAGCGCCTCGCCGGTTTCGGCGGTAACCCATCCCGAGGCGTTGCACTGCACGCAGGCCAGTTCATGGAAGACGCCCTTGATCACCGCGCGACCGCGGCATGCCGGGCACTTGGCCAGGTCAAGCTGCGCGGCGCGGAACGCTGGGCCGTGGGACTTCTTCATAATGCTCATTCGATCCATTCTCCAGAGCCCCAGGTCAAAGGGTTGAACCACCGCCACCGAGGCACCCAGACCACAACGGTGTCCCGCCAGCCATTCCTTGTCCCGCAGTGCCCGCACAGCTTTAGGCTCTCAAAGGAGTTGTAGAAGTCGGCGCAGTGGCGGTCGACGCGGCTGATTGCATTGCAAGATTTGCAGGCAATAGCGTGATGAAATGCCATTTTTAAACCTCGCCTTTTATGGTTTCTGAATTTGGCTAGAGGCCGCGCCATTCAAGGCCTCGGCGTCATTGTGCGAATTTCCGTTTCTAGTCATGGTCGAGCGGTGAATCAGGTTGAAACCCTTCCCGTCTAACCAGTCATGCCACTTGTTCAGCGCCTCGCGCTTGAGCAGTTCCGCCGAGGTATGGATGTATGTCTGCACGTTGCGGGTCATGGTGTGGTTCACCAGCATCTCGCCGATCAGGAAGTCGACACCCAGGTCGGTCCAGCCAGTGCGTGCAACCTTGCGCAGGTCGTGGCTGGTCCACTCACCCTTGCCCAGGCGCGTGAACACGGCACAGGCCTGGCTGTCACTCATCGGGCCACGGACACGGGCAGGGAATAGGTAGGTGCCCTTGTAGCCTTTGCCCGACTGCCAGTCCCGGTACCGCTCCAGCAGCGCACACACCTGATGGGTCAATGGCAAGTGATGCTCGCAGCGGGTCTTGGTGTTCTCGGTCGGAATGAACCATTCGCCCTGCTCACCCAGGGTCAAATGGGACCACTGCGCCTGCCTGGTCTCACCGGCACGCGTCCCGTGGCACAGCATCATCAGGGCCAGCATGCAGTCCTGCGGGTGCTGATCAAACCCGGCAGCCAGTTGACCGATCACTTCCTCGAGCTGCACCGCACGCAAGCGAGAAGGCTTCGGCTGGATGCGGGCCTTGGTGAAGTCGGTGAACTTGAACCCGGCGATGGGGTTGGTGGTGATCAGGCGCAGCTTCTCGGCCTGACGGAAGGCGACGACCAGCACGCCCCACATCAGGCGGACGTAGGACAGCGACATTTCGGCCTGCATGGGCCACATGACCAGCTTGTCGAGCGTTGACCGGTCAACATCCTCCACCACCAGGGTGCCAAGTCGTGGCTTCAGGTGGCACGAGATGATCGAGGTATTGGTAGAACGGCGCTTGGCTGAAAGACTCCGGTCCACGGCCTGGCGGGCGGTGAACCAGTCGAGCAGCTCGCCGACAGTCTGCAAGGTTCCAGCGGCGGCCGAGGCCTTTGGATCAGCGGCCAGACGCTCGCGGATCTTCGGCAACGCGACGATCAACCCCTTCACCGGCAGTTGAGGAAACGCGGCGATCTTGTCCCACTTGCCACCCGACACCAGGTACCAGGTACCGCGCTCGCGGTTTTGATGGAAACGGAAGTACACGCCCGGGTACCGAGCGTCGCGCAGGTCACGCACTGCGCTGTTGCTGGCCTGGCGACGGATCTCCGCATCGGTAAACGAAGTGAGCATTGTCTGGGTCATGCGGCGGCCTTGGTCTGAGGTTGGAGAAGGTAGGCTCGGATCGCCTCGATGGCGTCGAAGTGCCCGCGGCAGACGATGGCCAGGTAACCCTGATCGGTCAGCGCCTGCAGGTATGCGTCCTGGGCCGGGGAAACGGCGGCGTCATGCGGCGCCGTGGCCTTGAATTCGATGTACAGCCCGAAGTAACCCCCGCGGGCCATGGGAAGCACCAGATCGGGCACGCCAGCCTTCACGCCCTGCTCTTTCAGCTTGATCGCCACCAACTTGTGCCGGTGCCCACCGTTCGGGACGTGAAAAATGAGCTTGGCGGCGACTGGGTAACGCAGCGCGACTTCCTTGAGCAGCGCGGCCTGCTCCAGGCCCTCACGGTCGATGGACCTGGCGCGCACTGGCTTCGCAATGAATGGCTTCAAAGTTTTACCTTCCCTTCACTGATCAGGATGTCTTGGGTGCGCATGACGCCTTCGGCGAGGAACAGGCGGACCTCGTATTTGGTCAACTCCCCGGGCGCACGCAGGCGTCCGTCGGCAATGTCGTGGCAGTAGCCACAGGCCCAGGCCGCTTGGAAGTCGTTGGGTTTCATGCCCATGCCGCAGGTCCCGGCCAGGCGGTAGTGCGCCAGGACGGTGGTGGACGGCTCGCAAGAACAGCCAGGGAACCGAACCTGGCAATCACGATCACGCGCGGCCTTCGTAAGCTTGCTCATTGCGCCTCCCGATACCGAATCTGGCCAGCAACTCTTGGCGGGCGGCCTTGCCATCCGTCTTGATACCCATCCGGGCGACCTGCGCACAGGCAACTCGCTCGGTGAGCTCCGAAGCCAGCTCGGCGGCCGACTTGTTGCCGTCGTAACCAATGCCCACGGCGATTTCTTCAAGCGGAAGCCCCTGCACCAAGCGGCGAATTGTTATGTCGTAAGCCCGGTCAAACACCTTGCTGGCCTTCTCGGGGATCAATTCGCCGAGGTTATGCAGTTCGCACTGCAAAGCAGCGTGACGGACCGCCGGGTGAGACCAGGTGCGCGCACCAAAACGGCTTGGGTGGGAGTTTTCGAGCGCCTCGCGGAACGCCTTGTCGTGGGAAGGGATGCCCAGCATCTCGAGTGTCGGCTGGCACCATTTGATGAACTTGCCGACGCTTGGCGCGAAGTCACCTCCGATCTGCCGGCAGTTCTGCAGGCCGTACCGGATCTGCTCAAGCGTTGTGATCCCCGCAACGATGAACGCCTTGATCCAGCTGCGCTTGGCGGCATTCAGCGATTCGGCGTCAGGCCAAGCCTGTTTCCATGCAGGGAAAATCGCCTGCAACTCTTTGAACAGCGCGTTCACGACATCGGCGGTACCCGGCGGCAACTGCTTCGGCTGAACCAACGTTACCGGAGGAAGATTGCCCATCGTGCTGAGCAATTGTTCGGTGCTGCGTGGCTTCTTGACTTCCATCACAGGTCCCCCAGATCATTCGCCCAGCTGGTGTCATCGAATTCAGGCGCCTTGCCCTGCCCCGAAGCTTTGACGCGTTCGCGCTTGACCCACTGAACCAGGCGGTAGCACCAGCCGGCCGATGTATCAATGGTTGCTGGCTTGGCGACGAAGAACCCCATGAACGCCCGGATCGCCGCTTCAGGGACCGCATCGGCAGGAAGCCCGGCGATAGTGATTTGATCCGACAGCCCCTTCTCGCTCGGAACCCAGGTGGCGAACATGGCGAAGCGCTGGCGATCATCCTGCGGTTCGATGGCAGCGCTGTTCTGTTCGGCGAGAGCGGCATCAATCTCGCGCTGCTGCAGCTGCTCTTCGGTTCCTTGATGGTTAAGTGGTGGATTGGGTGCAGCTGCTGCACCCCGCTCTGTTCCAGGCTGCACCCCGTTCTGTTGTGGGTTGCACCCCGTTGCGTCATCTGCACCCCGTTTTGTACGGGGTGCAGGATTTGCACCCCGCGATATCTGAAGGTCGTAAACGACTGGGCGGCGGTCATGACGATCGATATGCACAGCCGCGATAGCCTGATTGCCCTTCTGGATCAGCCCGGACTTCTCCAGATCGTCCAGCTTGTAACGTACGGTACGCTCGGATAGTCCTGTGTCTTGGGCCAGGGTGGAAGCAGATGGAAAGGCGCCGGCACCGTTGGAGCCGGCATAGTTGGCCAGGCACAGCAGCACATGCCGAGCGCTGGAGTCTTTGAGGGTTTGAACGGGCAAAGAGAGCGCCCATGACATTGCTTGAACGCTCACAGCGAAGCTCCGATATTCTTTTCAGCCAAATAGGCCAGGCCTTTGGGTGTCACAAGGGGTTGGAAGGCTGCACGATCCTCGCCGGTCTCGGGGTCGCTCTTCAGCGCCGTGACCTTGTGGACCAGATAGCCGGAGGTGATGCGCGGCTGGTAGGCGGTCCAACGTTTGGAACCACCACGGTGGAAGATCCACCGGTTCTTCTCCAGCCACAGGAACAGCCGGGACGGCGGAACCTGAAGTTGTTTGGCGGCATCGCTAATGCAGATCGCGCCGCAGGCCGATGCCAGGCGCTTGATGGCAGCGACCTTCGGCGCCTGATCCAGAATAACCAGTCGAAGAGACTGGTTTTCCTTGGCTTGGTCGGCGGCCGCCTGAAGTGCCTCTGCGTAGGTCGCCGGAATTTGGAACTGATCCGCCCTCGCCTCCAGATCCTGCCAGCGATCAATGATCCGCGCGCGCAGTTCGACGTTGTAGCCGGAGACCACCACCAGAGTGTCGCGCTGGGAAAGCAGGAACTCCCGATAGACCTGACCGTTCTGCGGGTGGATATAGGGGGTGTCGTTTGAAGAAACGACACCCTTTGCAACCAAGGCCCGGACGGTTTTCAGCACGTTGTCGTGCGTGCTGCCGGTCAGCTCGGCGATTTCGCGTGAAGACATAGTGTGTCGCGACACGTTTTGTTCATGACGAAAAAGTGTCGCGACATGGGGGGTATTGCCTGGAGCGGTATTGGTGTTCATAATGGCCCCACTGTGTTTTACAAGTTGTTGAAAGGACCGCCCTGCCAGGCGGTTTTTTTATGTCTGTGATTTAGATACTGGATGAATTAACAGCTGATCCAGAGTCTCTACCTGCCCTGCCCGCTTCAGCGGAAAATGGCGTCATCAAGGTTAAGCGGACTGTTTCATTGGCTGCGCTGGGTCATCGTCTCGCTTGGCAACCAATGCACCGTCGGACTCCTTTTCAAGAACGCACTGCATTGGGTACGAAAATCCACCTGCCGCACGGCACTGGGAGACACGGCTACCGCTAACGCGGAGCGCGTCACCGATGGCGCGACCGGTGCGGAAATATTTCAGGGCTTCGTCAAAGGTCATGGGGTGCGTCTCCGTTGTCTCTGCCGAGTTTAGAGTTCTTAACAACACAAGGCAAGTTATCTAAACAATGAAATGTTTAGAATCCTAAATATGGACTTTAAAGACCGCGTGACCTCACGCATGAAGGCGCTCAATCTCAGCGCCACCGACATCAGCAAACTGACTGGCGTATCGAAGGCGACGGTCAGTTTCTGGGTGAGCGGAACGAATGGCGCGAAGGGCAAAAACCTTTTGGCGCTGGCGAAGGCTTTGGATTGCTCGCCGGACTGGTTGTCCGACGGTGTCGGTACACCGGATCAGTCATTTGCCGATGACACCAAGGCCGGCATGTCCACGGTTGAGTTGATGGCTAAAATGCTTGCGTCCAGGGCTGGAAAGAATCTTTCAGAAAAAGCTCGGGAGACGATGCTCGCTGCAGCGGAGCAAGCAGATAGCCCAGTCGAGCAAGGCGGGAGTTACGTCCCTAGTCATCTAGCTGGCCTTCGACCAACGAATGAGGAAATTGTCATTCCTCAATACGATATCCGAGCCGCCATGGGGCACGGACAGGTGCCACCAGACTATACCGAGGTCGTTCGAAATCTCGTGGTGCGTGAGGAAATTCTCCGAGAGAAAGGGGTCACTTATACCTCCGCGTCATCGCTTGGCATGATCAACGGCTGGGGCGAGAGCATGGCCGGGACGATCAACGACAAAGACCTGGTGATAGTCGACAAGGGTGTAAAGGATTTCATCGGTGAGGGGATATACGTTCTCACTTGGCATGGAGAACTGTACATCAAGCGCGTAATGCGCCTGGATGAAGAGTGCTACAGGCTGATATCGGACAACAAACACTATGAAAACCAAACGGCTCGAATTGACGACGTGACGATCCACGCCAAGGTGCTGTTGATCTGGAATGCCCGTAAGGCTTAACAAAAAGCCCGCCACCAGCGGGCTTTTTTATGTCCTTCAGAATGGCGCGACCTCTTCAATCGCATCTAACTCACCATGATCTTGAACTCGAGGATCTTCCTCGGCCGCGGCTTCCCAGCTCAAAGTAACCGACTCATCTTCGTCGTTGAAAGTCATCTCAATACCGTCAACGTCGGCGAGCACGCCCATAACCTCCTCCCACTCACGATCCCCATCGCTATCAATCCTGTGGATGGTTGCCCACTTCCGGTCCTGAGCGATGGGATGGTTGATCATGCTGGAAACTCTGAGCGTAAGGCGCTCAACTCCCGATACGGGCGTTTGCTGTTGGGTTTTCTTCTGCGGGCTCGCCATCGGCTGCTCCTTGGTTGCTGTATATCCATACAGGTTTATACGCAGACTATCCGAACTTTTCTAATCGCGTAAGTCTTGACGCAGTCAGCGTTCGAGCGTACCTCGCCGTCACAATAGTTAAGATATCTAAAATAACTGTTGACGAATTCTGTTTAGTTTTCTAAATTCACTCCATCGCCGAGCAGCACTCGGCAATACACGACTGGTGAAGCCGCCAGATAGCACGGGATCAGCGAAGTGATCTCCCAGCCCCGGAAAGCGGGACCGACTGGATCAAGCTCTTTAAACAGAACGGAAGATTTCACTGGCTGGCCTTGGCAACAGGGCCAGACGGGAAACCAACCGGGAGTCACATTGATGGAAGCAACAATCGTCAGCGGCGCATGGAAGGGTCATCTCGGACGCGGCCTTGCGCCAAAGGAAGTTCAGTACCTGCTGGGCACCGCCCAGGGCAAGACAGCGAAAGAGATTGCCCGCCAGTTCGACGTGGCGGCCTGCACCGTGGCCAAGCGTCTTTCCTGCGCCATGTTCAAGCTTGGCGTGACCCGCCAGACAGCGGCGGTCGCCGAAGCCATGCGCCGGCAGATCATCTCGCCGATGTGCTTCGTCCTGGCCAGCCTGATCGCCATGCACGCAATGATCGGTGACGACTCAATGCGTCGTGATCGCCGAGTACCGGAACGCCGTACGGCCCAGGTGCGGATGGTGCGCCGGGCCGAACAACCCGTGTTGCTCGCATAATTCATCCACCAGAGGCACCCACCATGAAGCACGCAACAGCAATCTCCCAGCTCGAAATCCACGCATCCAACTGCGAAAACAACGCAGCCATCCAGGAGCGCGAAGGCGAACACGAAAGTGCCGCTACCAACCGATCCAACGCTGCCGACTACCGCAAGGCAATCGAAGCGCTCAAGGCTGAATAAGCATCACTGCTGCACCTTGGCGACAGGGTGCAGCGGGATGACAACCGAGGACAAACCATGAACCTCTTCACACGAAAGGATGGCCTCCTTGCTCTAAAGCCTGAGCGGCAGGAGGTTTGTAAAGCAGCAGGCGTATCCGTACTGGGCTTCGCCGAGAAAATGCCCAAGGGTGGGATCTTGCTGGTCGATACCCGCCCGCGTGCTTTCGTAGGGGGCCGGGGGCCAGACGACCCGGCGGCCACCATGATCATCATCGGCAGCGTTTTCAAGCCGGATAAGACCTATTACTTCGAGAGCTTCGAGCGTGCGCTGAAGAAGGCACTGAAGCTCGCAGCAGGAACAACCAGCGCGACGTCAGCCTGACGCAAACTGCCCGAGCACCTGGTACTCCTCAGCACCAGGCCGCATCGGAGTGTGATGTGTTTGCCCCGCAATGGGTGGGCCCAGCAATGGGAAGCCGGAGCGGAGGAATATGGGAGGCGAAAGCCAGTAATCCGGGCAGCCCAGACCGGACGACAGATCACACCCCGATGCGGACGAACATCCGGCACGCGCCGGCCACCTGCATCCAACAAGCCTAGAGAACGGTAGCCACTGCCAACCCAGTGAGCGAACAGAGGGAGGATTGGCAGCCATGTGAACCACAACGAACCCTAGACGCCACAGCGTCTACCGCGTGACGTAGGGAGGTCTACGAATCGCACTGAAAGCCCGGTTTCGACTGGGCTTTTTTACGCCTCGCCTTTACCCGTCAGCACCCTCCCCTGGGCCCACCGGCACATACCAGGCGGTCAGGGTGCTGACGAATAAACGCAACCCACTGAGGTATCCACCATGCACGCATCAATTCAACAGCGCGTAGACGGGGTTGCGGCCCTGCACATGCGCTCTCGCCTGGCCACCGCCGAGCTCTACGCCATTATCGGCAAAGAGCCGCCGGCGCAGAAAGTTCGATTCCAAATCCGCAATGTCGGCAACGCTTACCACATCGTGGAGCTCGCCACCGACAAGGTGAAGGGCTTCCGCTGGACGTGGAAGGAGGCAAGCAACTTTGCCCAGGCTCTTGAAGCGCGTGCAGACGGCGTGAAGGTGACGCTGTCAGGCGGTGCGAAATGATCGGCGAGCCAATGCCGGATCCAAGGCACTCGATTATCGACAACCTGAACCAGCAGTTGGACGCCTTCTTCGGTTCAGGCAAGAAAGCCCAGATCATCCCGAACGGCGTTGGTGTTGACGGTCCCTACAACGGCACCACGGCGCACCACGAACGCCTGCGCAAAGAACGCGACAAGCTTGCACCGGCCGTACGCGCCGAAGCAGCTAAGGGCGTCGTGGCCAGCGTTGCAGCAAAGAACCTGGGCATGCACATCAAGCGCGTGACGCTGATCGCCCAAGAGAACGGCTTCAAGTTCGCCGACACCCCATGAGACGCATCTGCAAGATAGCCGCCGCGCGGCGCAGACCGACCTGGCTGGCGTTGCCGGCAAGTGGAATAGAGGAATCAAGCAATGGCCGAGGAAGAGCAGCAGCCGACGGCGGAAGCCTTGAAGCAACGCCGCAAGCGCGAGAAAGCGGCAGCGAAGGATGCTGCATTGGGCGTCGAGAAATTTACGATTGAGGTGGCCGGCATCTTCAAGGCCGACCTCAAACGCCTGATGAAGCAGCACGGCTTCAACAATCAGCAGGAGGTACACCAGACCCTGCTGCGCAACGTAATCGCCGCCGACTTCGAAACTGCGGCGCAGATGCTCAAGTGTGTCACGACACCTTTTTTAGTAACTGAAAAGGTGTCGCAGATCATCAAGGCGGCGGGCCTGAAGTCGCTCGCCGACGACCCACCCGAGCCTGACGACGAAATCGAAACACCAGCGTAACCCACCCTACTCGCTGCATCCGGAATCCGGAGGGCGGCGCCTATCTGAGGTAACCGCATGAAAACCGAAATGATCACCCTGAAGCACGGTGACGCGTCTATCAAGATGCCCGCTTCCTCCCTGGCAAAACTGGCCATGGCCAGCGTGTTCGCCCAAGTGCTGCCGCCGGCGGCGAACGTTCAGCCGGTTGCGCACTCCGACACCCCGCAAATCGGCCAGCCATGGCCGGGCCAGGGCGGTCTCAACGGCGGGTACGTTCAAGCCCGCGGTGAAGTGCCTGCGCATTACCTGATCATCGCCGCCAATGACGTTGGGGCCCATGAGTGGGGCGGGCGTGGAGTTGAGGTGAAAGGCCTGAGCAAGACTGACGGCTACACCAATACCCAGGTGTTGATCGGCAACGATGACGAACGGAAGTATCCGGCTGCCGATGCCTGCGCCGAGTACAAGGCTGATGGTCACCATGACTTCTACCTGCCAGCCGCGGCCGAGCTGTATCAGGGCTGGCTGAACTGCCCTGAGGTGTTCGCCAAAGACTGTTACTACTGGTCGAGTTCGCAGCGCTCAGCCTACTACGCATTCGTCATGCTCTTCGATGATGGCATTCAGTACGACTACGGCAAGTACGACGAGCTCCGTGTCCGCCCCGTCCGCAGATTGTTTATTTGATCCT